ACTGATTACCGGCAACCTGCATTGTCCATTTTTCCTTATCCTGTTTCTCCTGTTGGAGTTCTTGCTCTTCATAACACGAACAGAGAGACAGAAAGGGAAGTATCGTAGCAATAGCATACAATAACCTTTTTATTCTCATATAAAACAAATCATTAATTAATACTACAAATTTTAATACAAGCGCTTGATATTAATAAGACAAAGATAATAAAAGCTAAAAGCAGTCATTTCCCTATACATATGTTTAAAAACATAAAATCAGTGGAGTTCTACAATATTTTACCATATATATTACAACTTACTCCCCAGAACATAGGAACTCAAGTTATTTGCCAATCCCCCTATCCTCTTTCTGGTTCTTCCTGCTTTGGCCGTAACAAATAGACTTCACACTTCCAAGCTTTTAAAATTCATTAATATTAAAATCTATAAATATAAAAGAATCAGAAGCAATCATAAATTTGCGAGATAGGAGAAATCAAGCTTTCAAATACAAGAAGACTTCTCTTAAATGAAAAAGCCCCGACTCCTAAGAACCGAGGCCAGCAACTTAATGATAAGATGCTTCTACACAGTGCGAAGATAGTATTTCTATTTAGAATAGCAATCACCATTCCCACAAATTACAACTCACCCCAACTCCAACATAGGGACTTACCTTATTCCCGGAAAAACCGTATCCGGCCTGCACACCCAACCCGAACCGCTTCCGCTTTGCCCGCTCTCTGACAAACACAGTCCTTGTTTTACTGTACACCTCTATACTATCCAACTTTGCCCGGTAGCCCGATACATAAGCCGTATAAAGGCTGTCTTTGTAGATTTTCTGCGTAATAGGCAAATACACCGTGTCCCGAACCGTATCGCCCGGTACAGGGACGGGAACAACGAACGGGAACGAATCTACAACGCTTTCATAAACCGGAACGGGCACTGTGTCCCGAACCGTATCAATACGATTTGTAATGATCGTGTCTCTGATTACTCCGCCCGGTGCGTGTTCCACCCTTGCCGGACGGAACACAATAAACAGGATAAGAACTGCAATAACGATATAAGGTAGATATTTCATAGCTTCAGCACTTGTTTTCTGTTTCTACCTTCACGGAATGATACGTGAACCCAACTAAAATCACGTTCGTCTATCAATTGATCGAAAGGCAATTCCAGCCGGATGATCTCGAAGAGCTTCCGGTTTTCCTCCTTACTTCCTACCGTAATATCAGCCGCCTCCCCTAATCGGTGTTGGCTGGATGTTGCCCCGTTTACGCTTCGGTTGAGAATAGCGCTTCGATAACCGGAACTTACCCGGATAGGCTTGCCGTACTTTTCCCGAAGCGGGTCAAGAACGTTTTCTACCAGCTTCGTTAAATTGTGAATAGCTTCGGCCGTTGGACAGTTATCAATTCCACGCGCTACGGCCGTATCGCTGTGGCTTAGTTCTTGGATTGTAAAATACTTCATACTATATGTTAAATTAATACTGTGAACAAAAAGATTTAGCTAAATTTGCGCTTACTTTTTATACTTTCTCCCGTCTGGGAAGATAGGCTTTGTATTTGTTTGTTTGCTTGTTTGTGTTGTTTGTGTGCAACCTCCCGTCGTTAAGTACAATGACGGGAGATTTTATCTTACTCTTTCTTTCCTGAAACATTATCGAACCCTTTCAGCTTGTTTATGATCGCTTTAGGGAAGAAGCCCGGGCAAATCTCTTCTACGTTCTCAATAATACTTAAGGCCTCACGTACCATTAATGCCGTACAAGCGAAATACCGGAACCAGACGAAACTATCGACTACCTGACCGGCGATCGAGAAATTACCCATCACATGCGACAGGACTAATACACAACTGTAAATGATAAGTTTACGCCCGATCATACCATAAGCTTTACTACTGATGTCTTTGGATAGCCAGTGCTTGACAAAGCCGAGCACCGTATCAACACATACAAGGACAATCAACCATTTGACAAACTCCCAGTCACCAAAGACATAGCGCTCAAAGAGTTCCAGCAAAGGAGAAAGAGGCAAAGCAATCAATGCAATCATCTTCAAATTTTTCATATTCTTGGATATATAAACTTTAATCGTATATTTGCCGCGTTAATATTAAATTACGCACTTCATGCGGTATGTATAAACTTTCGTTCCTCATCCATACCGCATCTTTCCGCCCCATCTGTGAAGACAGGGCGGATTCTTGTTACTTGGATTTAGATGCCGGTTTGGGCTCTAAAGTGGCTTTTACCTCTTTGGTGATCTGATCGAATACTTCAAAGTGCGCTGCAACATTCTCCGACTCCGGAAGGGACATTTGTTTACTGCCTGATTCCAACAGCAAATACCCGATATGCCGCCCGGAGGTTACGGGCTGCTTGCCTGTAGGGGTGTCAATATCTTCCGTGACCGTTTTAATGATTTCACAATGAAGGCGGCTGAGATTATCGTTATTGACACTGTAGTTTACATTGTACTGATAATCTCCTGAAACGGCTTTACCGTTTACTTGAACTGTTCTTGATTCTTCTTGAAACATAATTTATTGATTTTGAGAGTTAATAATTACTTTGTCTAATTCATTATAAATAGCGGTTTTCACCACTGCGAGTATCGGAGCCGGATCAACGTAATTTCGAATGATATTTGCACCTTGTTCGTCAACTTCAACTTCACCTTCTTTATATATCCGTTGGGCAAACTCCAATTCACCCAAATCGGGTGTATTACAGTAAATAGCGTTTCCTACTGTTTTAGCTACGTCGAACTCTTTAATTTCTCCGTCAATAGCTGTTTTTACTTTAATTCTTCTAAAATTGATTTTCATATTCTATTTCTTTTGAATTTATCATTGTAATCTGCGCTGACAATGCTGTTTACCAAACGTTGCGCCCTACAACAAACACACGGAATGGACAATCACGGGGACCCTTGTTTGCGTCAAGCATTAAAACCTCAAAATAAGAGTTGTTTTGCGTCTCTACCTGACCGAATACCCAACCATAACCACCCAATCCCTGTACTAAGACAGCGTACTGCGGATGACGTAGGTTGTGGTATATCCTGTATTTTCCAGTAGCTATTGGTTGCGCACTGGTTAAGGTGCACCCGTTGCCCCATTCATTAGTGACTGTACCCGCTTGATATACATATCCGATACACAGCATTCCGGGAGCGTTCCACTTTTCACCGCCCCTTTGGGCGAAAATATGACTTCCATACGATTCTATCGAATTTGCAGTGCCTGCGTTAGCTAAACATCTTAGAGCAAAACCGGAACTTCCGTATGATTCAATACTTAGACCACTGTAATTGTCGTTTCGTATGGACATCAATGCAGTGCGTGAAGTTGTAGGGCTGTCCCCCTCTTCGTTAATACGAAGGAATTTATTACCGGACATGTTTAACAGGATCTTAGCCTGCGAATTGCTTGCCGAAACAAGAGAGCCTCCCGATATATTCCAGGCACCGATCTTTGCACCATCAGTTACCGTAAGGTTTCCGGTTGTGATCCTCTGTGCTGAAAATGCCTGTGCCACCACTTCCGCCGCTTCAATCACATTGGCAGACAGTTTGCCGCTTGCATTGATGGCGGCTGTCTGTTGACCTGTGTTATTTTGGAATAGCAGGTTATCGGCTTTCAGAATGATTTTTCGGGACGTGATGTTGATTCCGGTTTCGACTAAGCCGTTTTGGGTGGCGGTGACACGACCGTCTGCGGCTTCGGCTTTGTTATTGGCTGTGCCTGCTAAGGAATTGGCGGAATTTGCCGTTTGTTCTACTACGCTTAATTTTGCGTGGTCTGAACTTAGAGTTAACTCAGCCGCACTTAATCGCCTACCTTGATCATCCACTTTGTTTGCAGTTAAAGCTATGCTTTCCTGCGTCTGCTTTATTTCGGTATAGTATCCGTATGTGCGGACGGGTTCAGTTCCATCGGTGCGAACGGGGAACGATGTATTATACGAACCGTGATAATCGGTTTGATAAACGTTGATTACGTTTGGGTCAATAGTATCATCTACGGTTACGTCATACATAGAACCGCCCCTAATACCCATTCTACACGTAGACGTTTCAGTTATTTGTCCCAAATCAACAACTATCTTTGCACCCGCAGAAGTCCATGCTTTAGTATAGTCAAAGATATTGGTTAGTGCTGGCAACGAACCCCAACCCGAACCGGACATCTCAAACGTTAAGTTCATAGAAAAACCGCCATCATGTGTACCGTATGAAGGTTTTCCGTATCCCGCATCAAGAGGTCTACTTATTTCAACCCTTGTTTTGTGGTAAACCGGAATACTTATAACCAACGGGAAAAACTTATTATTGTCCCATCCTCTTAAATCTATTCGCTTTGATATATGCCTATTGGTGGTACTATTAATAACACCAATATCACCAACAACAGACGTGATACTTTTTTCGGTCTGTTCGACGCGTGAAGCAAGTCCGGTAACACGTCCATCAACGGTATTTATCTTTTCAACGGTGGATGTTATCTTACCTTCGACTACACTAATTTGACTATTGGTATATTCAATAGATGAATTTACCCCATCTTCCGGCGCAGGTTTCCATCCGGTAGCTGTGTCACCGATTTCTATCTGAGGGTTGCAGACTGTCATATTGGTAGAATTACCAACTTGAATAATAAGCCCAATACCTTTATTTTGAGAATTAACAATATCATTTGGTATTGTTATTGTGCCTACAAACCTACCCGATTCTGCTTTAGGGGATGTTGAATTGAAATATTTAAAAGTGCCTATATAATAATATTCAGATGTACCGTCTTTTAAAACTGGCTCTTCCAAACCTATTCTATTATTTCCTCCAAGTTCCAAATTACTATATTCATAGTCAAATGAAATTGTAACTTTTTTGCCTCTAAGGTCTCTAAAATATTTAGACATGTCAAATCTAACATTCCTATTTACTCCCGCAACACAAGTTCCCGATTTCAATATTAAGTTAGCACCACCAATTACACGCTTATTCAATTGGGTGGTAACCGATAGTTCGATTTTCCCATCAACAGCCAATATTTGAGTATCTGTATACTTGACAGATTGATACAACTGATCTTCGGGGGCTGGACTCCAAGAAACGGGGAAATTAGTTTCGTATACTCCGACACGAAGCCTGCTTCCGTATCCATATCCAAAAGTACCTACTATTCTTGAAATTGGCTTGTTTGTTATAATATAATTATAATTAATCCTGTTAGGATAAACAATACATATTTGTCTCTCAGTTCCATCAGTATATTTAACTACAAACAAAGTAGATGCTTTATCAACCTCTGTATCATCACGAAAAGCAGCATCTACAAATATATAGTATTGTTTTGACGGGTTATAAGTCAAGCCGAACATGTCTTTATTTGCTACATTGGTTTCTCCGTTAAGTTTTCCGGGACTAACATAAAACGTGCCGTCGTCGTTATAATCTGAGGCATAAGTAAACCCCGCATCAGTAATACGCTTAAACGAACACAGGTTTTTAAGCCCTACATTTTTCTCACTTGCGGAAGGTATCCAACTGGTTACGCCTAAATTTCCATCGGTTATAACAGCCCATTTAATGTATGTATCATCGTCATTTTGTGGATTCTTATAGAAATGGAATCCTGTTGGATTATCCTCTTTTGATGGCGTTATACTTATACTTTTAACTTCCTCCGTTTTGCTTGTCATATCGTCTCTGGCTGTTACTGGCCCAAACGAAGGGTTATTATATCCGTAAATCCTTTCTGTTTTAGCTCCACATTTATAACAAACTGTTAGAGTATAAGTCTTTCCTACTATCAAATGTTGCGACCACGGGTATATAGCCATAAGATATTGCCCATCGGAACGCTGTTTATACCCTTCGTTCAAATAGTTAGTGTTTGCTACTTTCAAACTACGTACAGCAAGTTCAATCTTACCCGGAATAGCAGTTATCTCAGTATCCAAATACTCTTTCAGTCTCTTATCCGCTTCATCTACATACGATTTAGCAGCGTCCGAAATAGCGTTCAACGCTCCGTTTCTCCGATCGTAGTATATCGTTTGCGTCTTTGCAAGTTCCGGACGCACCGCAATATCTTCCGGCTGTTGGGCGGAATGGTATCTAAGTTCATTTAAATAATCTTCATAAGCCTTGGGATATTCAGTAACGGATACACCGTATTTGTCAGCGTTATTTTTTATCTGCAAAAACTCTGCCTGTATTCGCTTTCCTTCATCAATCAAAGCGGGCTTTTCAGTAGGAGATATAAAACCATCGTCAGCCCATTTATTAAGCCGATCTTTCGCCTCCTGCGCTGTCTGTTGTGCTTTCTCCGCCTCTGTTGCTGCGTTAGCTGCATCTTGCTTCGCTTGGTTTACTTCATCCTCAACTGACTTGCCGTTTCTCAGCAAGAATATACCACGAAGAAAAGCGTTATCGCAATACAAGCCGCTACCGGATGGCTGTTGTCCTTCCGGAAACGCAGAGTCCTGTATGTTACTTAAATCGCCAAGACGTGTTCTATTCGTACCGGACAACGATTTTGTTTTAACTCCGTTCAATATCTCTATGTACGGGTGTCCGCTTTCTTGCGCTGTGATATAGATTAAAGCCTGCCTTTGTGCGTTCTGCGTGTTACCCATCTGTACCACTTCATCGCCTTTTTCCGGCTTATTTCCAGCTGTAAATTCGGACTTTTTCACAGTAATAGAGTTGCCGGAAACGCTTGCAACCTCGACCCAATAGAATTTGGCTTTGCTTCCCGTCCAAACTTGACACCTAACTAAATCGTTAGGCTGGAACGTTTCCCCTTCTTCCTCCATTGTGATAACGTAGTTCGTTTCATCTTCCGACACGCTTTTAATCTTTCCGTTCGACTGAGACACGACCAATGCACCGTTAACGCTCCTTATCTTTTGGATAAGTAGCTCAAATATATTCATAGTCTGTCTTACTGTCAAATTGTCACATTCTATATGCCAATTGCCATTCTCAACCCATATTTTAAAGCCCTCGCCAAGAAAACCGGAAACGAAAGTAGGGGATGATAGGAACTGTTGGATAATTGCAGAAAGGTACTGCAATTGACCTTCTTTGGTGATCTTTCCGGTATCATTTCCGGTATACACATCTTGCTGCAAGTGGGAATCTCCCCTCGCATTAAGCGCATTTAAAGCCGTATCACCTTGTTTGTTTACGGTGAATGCTGTTTTATTAACAGTTACATAATCTTCCGAATCAAGCGATTTAACTTTGGTTACACGTGCGTTTAGCCCTTGAACCTCCGCATCTCCTACTGCGTTGATAGAAGCGGCAGAACCAGTTATGCCCTCACCGAACGTTGCGCCTCCACGAAGGTGTAACAAAAAGTCTGTTGCATCTTCATGGGTTTTAGAAATGTAGTCCTGCAACATTCGATATAAGTTAAACTTTCTCGCCTCACCTGTACCCAAATCAACGGCAATAGTTGTATTTTCATCTATCAAGTCAATAGGGGATAACTCCCGTATCAATTTACCCTTGACTACTGGCTCTGTTTCCCGATACTCTTTGTAATACAGCCCTACGGTATCGGGAGAGAACATTATAGGTGTATCAATGTTCGCTAATAGGGCATTATAAAAAGACGCTTTATCTCGTCTATTGAAAGAAGGTAGTTTTTGAATGATCGAATCTGTCTCAAACTGACAGTCAACAGCCGCCAAATACAATTGTTCCTGCCAATCAACATCAAACTCGAAGTTGAGGGCGTTGTAATATTCGCCATCGTGCGAAATTCGGATATAGTCAGATAGGCGAATCAGTCGCATAGCGTCACAAATAAACTCCGGTGCAACGAATGTAAAGGCGTACACCTTCGTAGACGTTTGCAGTTCCAAAAACTTGTATCCGGCACGTTTGGTTAGCTCTTCTTCAAACTCGTATTTAGGTTTGCAGATCGTTGCAGGAACATACATCTGATACCGGAAGTCATTGTTCGCACCCGTTGTAATAAAGCCACCCGGATATGCGATCTTTTCATCATTCCAATACTCAATCAACAGATATTTGCTACTTGTTTCTATGCCGGGTATAACGCAAAAAGGAGTCGAAATATATACTTCATCACCGATTGTAAAACGTGCTCTATACGTCCCCTGTGGCAAAGCCTCCCTAAACGAGTTCTTGCCGGGTGACACATACAAGACACCGCCATGTTCTGGCATAACATCGAAGCTAACATATACACCCGTTTTTGTCATCTCTCCCGTTTCCTCGTTAACCGCCTCTACTTCGATCGTGTCGGGATCAAAGACTGGTATGTTCAACTCTGTAAACTGGAAAGGAGTTAGCGTGTTTGCGCTTGCAGGAATAGCGTAGTTCTTCCCGAAAGCGTACCATTTTTCGTATGTGGCTTTAGATTCCTTCTTTCTAAATGCCAACGGACTAAAGTTGTTATGTACTTCCATTTTGATTAAAAAATTGATTATAGGGACAAAGATAGCAATTTAAAAGAAAACACCCCCTATTATAAGGGGGTGTAAGATAAAGATACGGTTATTTGGCGAGTTGTTAGATCCTCAGTCATAGTTATCGGTTTCCCGTTGCCTATATCCGTTGTTATCAGTTGCACGGGGTTTGGTGTGGTGTCGTATGTGAAAGATAAATCTTGCGTCATACTCCGCTTTATTCCTCTCACTCTTATCGTCTGATCGCCTCCGTGTTCAATCTCTGAGGCTGGCATATCGTGCATGTAGTATTTAACGAGGTGCAAGAACGACATGTAGCCGTTTTGGGGGTTTACGGTATACTTCTTATTGTTCTTGTCTACCAAATTGAACGTAACAAACGGTAGTTTCCATTTACCGCCTATCTGCGTAGCTCCCAACAGCGCAAAACCATCCTGTGAAAAGTCACCCGGAGACAGTAGCATATAATCTACATCGGACGAAAAGTTAGATACCCTTACTTCTTCTTTCTTTCCCTCCTGCACGTAGTTTGATTTAACGTCAATCGGAAAACCTGCAAACGTATTTGTGGTATCGTCCATCCAAGAAAATTCAAAGCGTGAAGGCAGATCGGTTTTATCATATTTGACCGTGTTAGTTTTCCACGTCATTAACTGACCCGATTTTGCATATCTAAGCTTTGTTAAGTCTATGCCGACCGTCCCGCTACCGGTATAACTTCCGCCATTCATGAAGTAAGAAATATGTTCTATCCTAAACTTATCGCCATCTATAAACCAATATAGTTTCATCGTGTCACGCAACATCTTCATTATATCGCTGAGGGTTGTTTCCGCCTTTTTTGCCGGACGGTCATACTCACCCTTTAGGATGTTGCTTTTCTGTGTGATGAACACCTTAAAAGGTGCACCGGAAATAGGGTTATTGGCGGCATACAAAAACTTACTGTATTCCTCCGTAGCTTCGTGCGTCAAAGTGGGATCAATTTGCTTAATAAGCGCCCTAATAGCGTCCTGTATGGCGAACGAGTCCCTTAAAACATACTCCTTTCTCGCTCTTTCCTCCAATGGCGCATAGGACAAATCAAACTCGAACCAAATCGACATATTCCCCCATCGTGAACGGCATACCGGATACAACTTTCCAGTACCCGCCACAGCCGGAACGAAGTTATCGGTAAAATACTTGCCTTCATCATTTACACCGTACTCTGTCGGCTCGTTCTGAACCTTCGTAGACGTATAAAAGTAGTTCCCCTTTAATGGTGCGGCATACATGTAGTTACTATTGGTAGGGTAAACGTCCTCTGATGATAGTTTCCCAGTAGGTTTACCGTCCAACTCCGGAAGGTTAAGCAACATTCTTTGAAATACCTTTTGGAGTAATACCGTATTTCCCCCGAACGACTGAGGAAATGTAGGTTCTTCTACTAACCTCGTAAATGTTAACTCAGAAGCGTCTATATAGAAATAATTCTTATTCCCCCAAACAAGCGCATTTGACCTAAAAAGCCTATCTCCATTCCTGTTTTTAAGCACTAAAAAACCTTGACTCAAATCTACATATTCCCATGTTAATGTATAGTTTCCGTCTAATTTTGAATAATTACCGTTCGTTCCGTAATACTTCCCGTTAAAAGACTGATAAGGCACTGCCTTTATTTCCACTTCGTTGTATGCAGCAAAGAAGGCAAAGAAATTTTTGTCCGTTAATTCCTTGTTATCAGTTACAACGTTTGAAACCTCAGTTTCGTAGTGAGTTCCTGCAAGGTAGTTTGATATTGTAGGCGAACCTGCAATATAAACTTGAACAATAGGACGCTTAGACACGCCTATTTGTGTTAAGCCGGGTGCAAGCTTGATAAGATCATATTTGTTCTCAATTCCCTTCATAATATCGGTGTATTCATCACGTGGGCTTATCTTCACCTTGCACGTCCGGTTATCACTGTCTATCTCACAGTCTGTCTTACTGAAATAGCCCTCAAATATTACTTGATACTGCGTTGATAGCTGCCCTTTATCCTTTTGCTCTATTTGCAAGTACAAAATATCCTCAATACTCGCATTTTTAACAAGAAGGTAGTCCGCCCCGATCAGTGTTAAACTCCCCTCTATCGACTCTCTGAAAAACTCCTGTTGATTCTCTTTGCCAAACTTCCGTTTTAGCTCTGAATAGTGGGGATGTATTTCTACACCCCCCAATTTAAACCGCAAATCTTTAACGTTCATTATGATTTAATTATTCGTTTAATATTTCCCCTTACTTCAATTATCGTACCGTCCGCACCTGTGATGTACTTAACACGTCCCTGCTCTTTGATTGATTTCAGATCTTTTTCGACCTTAGACAGATCAACCGTTGAACCTTGCATTATATTCGTTACTTCATCACTACCGGAATAGGCGTTTAAGTATTTCTGTTCAAAAGTACCCTTATTTAGCGAATTAATCAAGTCCGGAACGAGTTTCTTATACTTCTGAGATGAACGTTTGTTCACTACTGCGAAGTATTCGCCACGCTCTACCCGTCTACGCTTACCGTCCTTAGTCGTTCCTAAATCTACGTCATTGCCGGATGCGTGTGAGCCTCCGTAGTCGATCATTTCTACTGTACCGTCACCGTATTCCTCCGTGTCCTGCGAGGCTTTAGATAGCTGTGAGGCTTTTATCTTAGCAAAAGCAAATGATCCCCACATCAACGCAATAGCCGGGATCGCTGCCAAACCTAAATCTTTCCATAGGTTAGCGGTTGCGGTTACCAAAGAACTTGCCTGCATAAGTGTATCTATGCGTTCTTGCTGCTTCTGCGCCTTCTTCTTATCCCTCAGTGCCTTTTCCTGTTGTTTGCGTGCAAAATCAAGCTCTTTTTGTGCGGTTGCTACGTTGTTGGCGTATCCGTTCGCCCTCGCTTGTATCTCAGCGTCCAAAACCTTTTGTCTGGCTGATACTTCTTTCTCTGCTGCCTGTACCGCCACTTCTGCCGCCTCTACCCTTGCCTGTGCAACACTCTTTAGGTTCTCTATGGCGAACTCCGAAGCCTCTAAAATGGAGTCTTTAAACTGCTCCGCACGCTCTGCGCCCGACTTACCATCTTTAGCGCTAAATGCGTCACCGAAAACAAGATCAAACAGATTGCCAAATACGCCTTGATTGCTGTCCCATCCGGAAGTATCACGCTTAATTGCATTGTCTATTCCCTTAATGGTATCCTCTACCGTCTTTACGTTGTATCCCGTGATTTGCTCTCCGTACTGCCTTGTTAACTCTAATATTTGCTCCCACTTTTCACGCTCTAATTTCAACCGGAAACGGCTCTGTTCTTTCTCCGAACGTTGCACGATATTAAAGGCGGCACTCTCCGCCTGCTGCTGCTGATTAAGTCGGAACACCGACCGATCAATTATATGTTTGTCTTGATTTTCCGTGAAATCCTTTTGCAGTTGGATAGATGCAAGCTGATACGACCTTTGCAGGATAAGCAAACGTTCATTCTTCACCTGTTCGCTATCGGTTGACTGTTTAATACGCAATTCGTCCTGCGCTCTTTCGTTTTCGAGTAACTGCACTTGTATTAATAGCTCGTCAGCCGTGCCACGTCTAACAGCTTTTAGGCGTTCACTCAATCGGTCATGCGTGATTTGCAAGTCCTCTACCCGCCAGTCGTTTTGCAGTTTCTCCAAGTCTCTACGCAATTTTGCCTCTATATTGTATACGGTATCAGCATATAACTGCGTAGCTCTTTGTTTCTCCGTTGTGCTCTCCTTTAGCTTTTTCAGTTCGTCAGCCGTTGCCTTTTTACGTTCTTCCTGCTCTTTCAAACGGGAATCAATAATAAGTGCTATACGGCTATTTTCATACTCAGCTTGTAGGTCAAAGTCCTTCTTTGTCCTTTCCTTCGTCTTACCTCCTTTGTCCCCTGCAAGAAGATCGGGAATAACCACCTTTTTAGCAAGTTCCTCACTTGACTTATTGATAACTGCTATTTGTTCGTCATAGCTCTTTGCCTCCTTTTTGGCGGTATTCCATGCGGACGCCTGCCCTTGCAAAGCCGCTTCCAAAGCTACCGCACCAACACCGATACCCTTAGACGAACGCTTGAGTTCCTCGATCTCCTTTTGTTGCTTTTGATAAGTCTTTCGACCTTCCTCTAATACTTGGTTCTTCTTTTCTTCGAGGTCAATAACTTCTTTTGCGTTCTTTTGTATCTTTTCCTCGTAGGCACGTGCCATTGCGACCGATAGAATGTGTTTTGCAAGTTCCTTATACTCCTTTGATGCGTTCCCCGTCATAATAGCTTCATCGGAAAGGTTTTTAAGGTACTCCGGATACTCTTTCTTTAGCTCTTTAACAGCCTTTAAACGCTCGTTTTGGCTGCGTGTGGAATCGGTAGCCGCTTTATATAAGATGTTCAATCTTACAGACTCGTTTACGGCACTCTTTCCAGCCTCTAACATCGCATCCTTCAAGTCGGTAGTAGACCGTTTCAACTGATCTACCGTTGTTTTCCCTTTGAATAGGCTACCTATCCAGTTGGTTATATCCTTACCCCAAATAGAAAAGGCGGTCAATATCAACACCATCACGGTATTAAACGATAACAGAGATTTAACCAGTTTCCCGGTTATACTTACCTGTGCTTCCCCCGCTTTCGCTGCCGCCTCGTTTGCTGCACGCAACTTCTGTATTTCATCTATAACCATCGGAATGTTATTGGAAATAGCAAGGAAGAAGGTATTTGCACTGATCGCCAAGGATGGAAGTTCACGAGCTACCTGTGATATAGAAAAGCCTAAACCATCGAACGCCTGTTTGTAGTTACCCACGCTTAACGTGTGCTTTCCTGTGCTTTTTTGGTATTTATCCATCGCTGCGTAAATCTCCGCAGTCTCTTTAACAAGCTTCTTTCCTGCCTCCGTATTCTCCAAATAAGCCTGTGAAAGATTGTTCATCTTTATCTTGTTTAGCTCGTATTGTGCAGACAATGCGTTATAGCTTCCTGCCATGCTGTTGGCTAACTTAGCCTGCAACTTATTCAGATAGTTTTGATCGGCTGTCTGTTTCTTTAAAACTGCGATCTCCTGCGCTGTCTCTGTCAACGCCAATTTCAATTGTATCTCAGCGTTCGCCAAGGATCGCACTTGCTTTTCGTAGGCGTCTATCTTTTTGCGTCCTTCCTCCGTTGCGCCTCCACCTTCTGAAATAGGCTTTTGCAGACCTTTTGCGCCTTCCTCGATACGCTTTAACATAGCGTCATATATCTTTTGCAGTCCTTCCAACTGCGTAATAGCGTCCTTTATACTGCTGTCTGGCTGTATAAGATCGCTATACTTTATTCCCTTTACTTCGTTCGCCATTTGATTTAAATTTATTTGTTCTTACTTCTTTTTGCCTGTCTCTTAATCATCTCGAAAGCGGTGTAAAACTCAGACACCGACATTTCACGTGCATTTATGTGCATATTCTGCGTTATAACTAAGCACATTTCTTGAAACTCCTTATCCGTCTTTATCTCGACCGAATCAGTCCCGTAGAATATACGAGGCGGAAAGAAGGTTAGTAACTTATCTTCTATTTCCTTCACCGCCTCACTGTTATCTACGTTATCGACAATGCTGTCTAACTTTGCCTTTATCAGCGACAATTTAATATCGTAATACTCTTTAATCAGAGGATCGTCCGCCATCCGTGGGAAGTATACCGATACTTCCGCCTCTATTTTTTTTTTGACCTTCTGAAACGGTTCAGAAAGTTCGTTAATAGTTGCATCGCTGAGACTGTCAAATATCGCCTTTAGATCAGAGTCGGACGCATTAACCGGATATTCCACGCCATCGACCGACTTAACGAAGGCGGCAAAAGCCATCATTCCGGGATGTACGCCATTCGCTGCCATATTGAAACACTGCCTTAGATTCATTAGCTCGTTATACGTATGTTCCGGCTGTGTCCGGCAGTAGATTATAGCACGTTGCAAATGCGTGTCGAGTTCCTCGATAGTGCTTCCAACACCCGATTCAATCAGCATAAGACGGTTAAACTTCTGATAACGGACGATAGGCATTTCATCAATGCCTTCGTATACCGTTACCGTGTGATTCCCTACCTTAATCGTGTTCATTCGTCACCTCCTTATCTGCCTGCTCGTATAATATGGAAAACGTTTCTTCATCGACTGAGTAAGTAACATTTTCTCCAAGAACGATATAGTCGTTATTAAACACCCGAAAAGTGTTGCCGTTTATTCGTGCCATCATTACGCTATCCATTACGGAAAGTAGCTCTAAACTTGGCAATATTTGAGATAATTCGTGAACATCACCGTTAAACTTGACCGCCTTCACGATCTCGAAAGGTGATATAACTGATACATAATTTCTAATCTCCATAATCATTAAATTAAAATTCTACAAATAGGTGTTGCAAAGATCGGTGTAAGGATGAAAACGGGGTTTAGCGTTCCGATCGACACAATCACCGAACAAATTACACACGCCCAAAACGATAGGCAGAAATCGCAGTTGGTTAGCTCGTTAATTAGTGATCTATCACCATACCACCGGAACACCTTAGATAACCAAGAATCACCAAACACTGACATCCGTTCAATTACACCCGTCTTTCGGGCAAAGTTAACACAAAATGCCGCTACAAACGAAACAAGTAGCACGCAAGAAAGAAAATAATTATAAATCTCCATAATTCAAATATTAGTTTGTACAAAAGTATGAATAAAAAGCAATTTTGCAAAGATATTGATTATTAAAACATTAGTCTCGAACGCTCCGATGGCGGATAAAAACGAAATGTTTATAAATAAGAAAAGGAGTCCGAAGACTCCTAACCTACATGATTTCTGTATAAAACAAACGCTTCCACAATCATTCATTTTCACCCCTATGTAAGTATACGTACAACAATGAAGGATGAACGGTTATATCGCTTCCATTCATACGGATAAGGTCTGTTCTTGGCACATATCTTTGAATCATAAAAGCACCTCCATAAATAGAGTTTTCCTCTGTGGCGGTAGACAAAAAGCCACGGGATAAACACCAGTCTAAAAAATGCTGTTGGAAGATAATGCAAGAACCTAATAGGATGTATTCACAGTCCTCCAACATAGACATGATTTCTTTGCTATCTGTGGCACTTTCTTTTTCAATACGTCTAATTGTATCATCAATTTGCAATCTTAGCTCAGAGAGCATTAAAACAACTTCCTCTTTCATAAGTCAACACATTTAAATTAATACTTTAACTTTTAAAACTCTGTAACATTTCGTTTGAATTTCTACTTTACTTTCTTGAACACCAAACAATCTAATGTTCTTTCACTAAAGCACAGATATGCTTTACACATGCTTTCTAAATCTCCCTTTCGGAAGGCACATCCGTTGCATGAAATAGTATCCCGTGGTATTGCTTGAATTGCTACTTCGTTTGCTGTGATCGGATGTACTACTTTGAACACCTCAAAATCTCTCACTTTCTTTTGCTTCATTTCTTATACCTCCGCTAATGGTTTGTAATATACATCGTCTAAGTTTATATCTCTAAGACAATCTACACATCTGTTTCTTGAACAACAATCATCCGTAGGATATACCCAGTCTTTGAATACACATCGTTCGCAACTATTATTAAATTCGTCTACAATATCATCCTCTACTACTATTGAAAGGATGAACTTTCCCGGCTCTCCCGGTTTAGGTATTTTCAATAGATCACCTACGTTGTATTCCTCACCTTCTTTGTATGTTTCGAACGGTCTAAAATAAAAATTTCCTGCGGTACAGCCCATTTGTATACATACGTCCCAAGGTGCATTTTGAAACCAACACGAAGAACAACATTCAACGCAATGTTTGTTATCCGTTTTTTCTACGAGCAAATATATCCCCTCTCTCGACTTTAATATATCGCCCTCCTTGTATTCTTCACCGATTTTAAAGTCAATCACTTCTTTCATAATAATTCTCCTTTCTTGTTACACGGCAGTAGCACGATTGATTTTCCGTCACTTCTTTCTCTCTCTCCGCATATCACATTGCAACACTTGCCCATCAATACACACCCGTTACATTTATTCGACTCAATCACTTTAGCGTATTTAGATTTTCCGGATAGTCTAACAATATCCCCCACCTTATATTCTTTTCCTGCCTCTATTTTTGTATAGAGCCTCTCCCTTTTTACTTCTTGATAGCTTACACTATCACCTGTTTCACGCTCTCTCTCATTACATTTAACGTATGAACAGATGTGCAAACCGTTTTCTCCGAAAAAGCAATGTTCACACACGTCGTTTCTTTTATCCTCAACACACCTTACTGTAACTTTATCCCCTTTTGGCGTTAATACCTCCATTTCCTCGCCTACCTTTAGGTCAATCGGTATCATTGATAAATCTAATTTCTTCATAACTTCACTTGTTTATACGTTTGACATTTTCCCGTATTTCTTAAATCACAATCTAAAAGATCTCTATGCCGTGCAAGCTCTTTTCTTTTGCGTGCTTCTTCATCATACATCTTTTTAAAAGAAACTCCAAGTTCAAACTTGCTTATCACTTCGTTCACGTTCGAACATCCTGTTCGTTTTAAAAGCTCCTGTATCGCAATCGTATTCCTTCTTGCTTTTTCCAACACGCTTGCAATGGTAGGTGCTTCTGTCTTATCCTCTTCTACCTTCTTTAAAGAATCGGGTATACCGTTAAACACCGCATTACTTGCGTGAATGTCTCCGGCTTTAGGTGGCTGAAACACAGATGTACCACATATCGAACGTACACACACATCATCAAAAACTCTTTTTACTACTTCGTTGTTAGAGTCAATTAAAGCATGTATAAGTCTTTTAGATTCATCTTCCGAAATTCTTGAAATACCTTCTTCTCTTTCCAGTTCCTTAACTCTCTTTTCTAAATTCTCAATTCTTTCTTTGTAAAACATACCTTTAAGATTTGTGTGGTTTCCCACGGTTATTATATCACCTTTAAATCTCTCAAAATATACGTGGCTCTTTCGTTTCCGTTTTCGGCAGCTTAAATCAAAACTTCATAATATGATAGTTTGTTTCCTCCGTAAATGCCTGCACTACGCAATAGGGATAATATTTTGGAGTGGCTTATCTTTTGTCCTTTATAAATGTAAATAGTCATATTTTTAATTTTTATGTGGGGTATTACCCCCACTTGTTATACTTCTTTATATCCTCTACTATTGAGCCAAGACATAGCTCCCTTTAATGTTTTGAACAACTTGCTACTTTCCACAGCTGTACATGCGCTATATTTCTTTTCTCCGTGTATAAAAATAGCTCCTTTATTCTCACCTTTTTTAAATTCTATAATTTCCATAACTTTGGGTTTTAATTGTTAGTAATTTGTTTCCTTTTGACACTGCAAATATAAGGATAATATTTAATATTGCAAGTTTAAATTTAATATTTAACTATTATTTAACGGTTAGATTCAATCTTTCGTTGCGAATCTTGTTAAGTTGTTCGGCTACCTTTTTAGTTTCTTCTTCTGTAACCTCCATAGACGCCAAACTTTTATCATAGTTATCCATAACGAGATAATAACCTCTACACTTTTTCACGTAAAATTCGTTTGCCTTGTGGCTCTTTAGATACTTATCTACTTTCATGTCTTTTATTTTAGGAAGTGGGGTGTTATCCCCACCTGTCAATAATTAAAGTTATTCGTTTATTCCGATCGCTTTTCTTATAAAATCACATGCTTCATCATGCGAAAAGTCTAACTTTCTTTTTATAACTTCTATCATTGTATCAACTTGTTCTTTGGTATCAATGTTTCCCTTAACAAATTCCATCATAATAAATTTTTCAACTGTTCTCTGAATGAATAATTCTTTTGTCATAATCTTGTTATTTAATTGTTGCTACTTTGTCATTCATCGAAAGATTTAGGCTTTATAGCTTCATTTAATCGGATACCGAACCTTCATTTAACCCTTCGTAGATACCGTTGCTTATTTTCTACTCTTACGAACTTAATCTTTCAACAATCTTTTTGCGTCTTGGTTAGATTGTGGGGTCTTTCGTTGTTTGACATTGCAAATATAAGGACTTTATTTAATATTGCAAGCGAAACTTTAAGTTTTAACATGTATTTAACACAAAAAAGGGGGAAACTCCCCCTTTAATAACACCCTTCTTCGCAATGAATATCACACTCAAACCGCAAACACGCATAGGGATAAACGTAGTATTGATTATCCGTCTTTTGAATAGAAAACTCCTTGTATACGTTGTTGGCGTCGTGGAATATCTTTCTCACCTGTATATCACCGGATGGCAGATAAAGTTCGTGCGTTAAGGCTCTCAGTATTTCTGACTTTACAAACTCCACGTTGTAATATTCTGCTCCCGGGATTTTACGGGTATCGAACCAAAAGATAATGCTAACCGTCCCCCTCAGATCGCCAAAGCCAGACAAAGAGTCTCCCCCTTCATAATCTTGTGAGTCGTGCATATAGAAAAAACAAACGTTGCCCCGCTTATCGTCCGGCTCTAAGCGCAAATAATCATTTCCCTTAAAATACACTGATGGGGTAACAAATTTCCCCCTCTCGTTTCTCTCTACCAATTTAACCACGTTCCCAAAAGCGAAATTAAGCCATTTAAGCGATTTTGTTAGGCTTACCTGTACATCGGCTATCGTTTTATCGAAAAGTGCCGCATTTGGTCTAATTATAGCTCTATCGTTCATTTAATATCTCCTTTACTCTGTTATATGCTTCGTCCTTCACATAATCGTTAATAAACTCAGCAAGTGAATCATTTGTTAACCCGAAAATTTCAGCACCGTATTTTTTTATAAGCCAATTAGTTTTTTCATCTGAGGCTTTTATGTAAAACCTATCTTCTGCCGTCTCAACATAAAAAGAGTCGTAAAACTCCCCTGTGTCTTTAAGCGTTACCCGGTCATACGGTTGCCTCTTTTCTATTTTGACTTGTATAGTTAAGGGTCGGTAGGGTTGGTATTCGTCTATACGAACGCCCAAACGGTTAACACCCTTGGCGTATAGCTGATCTTGTGCGTTCATATCAATAAGTATATTATCATTGTCACGCACAATCTTTTTTGCTATTTCTCCGGTGTCGAGTTCCTCACCTACCTTTTTAAACTTATCTATTAGACCGCTTATCATGTTGCTTTAAATCTTATCCCGTTGTTCCGGCAAGAAAGGCATATTCTATCCATCCCTTTTGTATCAATAGAAAGAGCCTCAAAAGCCTTCTTTAGTTCGTATCCGATACCCTGCGCACGTCCCTGTGAGTTTCCGTCAACTTCGTACAATAGCGTTTCACGGTCGATATTCAATTGATTGGCATTTTGCCGAACGTTCGGATTTAATGCAAGTTCTCGCAGCACATAAGAAGCCATTTGCAGAGAAACGGCATGCGTGAGGGCATACTTAGACTGAATGATAAAGTCGGTTATATCACATCCTACCGACAATTGAACGTTTAAACCGTAGCAGATTGCGGACGTATACATGTTCATTTCTATATTCCACATCTTTACACCATCCTCCGACTGCGTAGAGTCAACTCTATACGGCGACACTCTGATGTACTTTGTTAGCTCTCTCCACGCCTGCACGCTTCCGATATTACAAGTACCGCACGGGTCACGTGAAAAGTCCTTAGAGACGTTTATAGCATACATCCCCAACGGCAATTCTTTTTGATCGTAACACAAGTACCACAAGCCACCGGGTGAAGTTTCCTCAGACATATAAGGCAGCAACACATCACTTCCGACATCAAACCATTGATAAGAACCATTTTTAGTATAATTCAAATCAAACGTCTTAATCGGGTCTACCTGTGAGGTGTGCATAAGGTAAAGTTTTACCTTTCCCGGCTTGTTAAACTGCAAACCTATCTTTTCGATCTTGGTTGTTACCCCCATAGAACGGACTGGCAATATTTCATATCCTACAATGCTATCGGTAGGGTCAATCTCGTTATTTATCTTCCCCGAACCATCGAAGAAGTTTGTACGCTCTAAAAGCGTCTTTGTTTCCCCCGCAATCAACTTTTCATTGATGAAGCGAGTAACGGTATTGGTGATAGCTCTTTCGTTCAATTCACGCAAATAATCGCTTAGTGGGTTGTACCGTTTCCAGTTATCACCATCGGAAGGCTCTACACCAACATTCTCTGTTATTGCCTCCCATACGTCCGGACGAAGCGTTAACACGTCCTTGCCGTAAACTACCTTGTCACCCGGCTTATAAGTGTCGGTATCCCGATACTCCGGATAACGTAAATAGTAATCAAGTGGCATAATAGATTCAATGTTTCTTAGCGTCACAAGCGGGTGAACGTCTTGAAACATAACACCACTATCGGACACCGTTAAACTTTCGTCTATCTTAGCGTCTCTATCGTACGACTGCCGCCATCCTACGAGCGTGGCAAGTTCTTTTTGTATATCCTTTAATCTGTACATGGTTATAAATAAAAAAAGGGAAGGGATTTTGTCCCCCTCCCTTTGTTAATACTTAGTTTACTTTCTCGTTACGCTCCCGGAACTTCCTTTGTGTTAACGGGTGAATCTGTTGAGTTCTTCACCTCAACATTCAGATTTGCAGCCTGCGCATTGACCTTAACATCAACTACGCCACCAGTAGCCGAAACCGCTGCACCTTTGACTTTATCCAAATCTACTTTCAAAGAAGATTCAGCAACCGGACTACCTCCGATTTTAGCAAGGTTAACCGATAATTCGCCAGCCGGAGAACCTCCACCGATCTGTTCAGCATTGGTAATAAATACCGGAGTACCGCCAAACTGCGAATTTTCTTTGTTTACTTCGATCTTCATAATCGGGTTAGCGATCGTTGAAGGATCAGAGTTAAACGCTACTACGAAAGCAATATCAACTGAGAAACCGTAGAAATGTTTAACGTCACAAGTCATATCGGCAGTAGCTGCGCCTGCGATAGCTGACTGATCGCCCACTTCCTCGTAGTAGTGTGTTCCAACCTCTTTACCGAAATAAGGAAGAACAACTTTTCCAAATTCATGCGTGCCCGATTTAGTATTGTTATAGGCTGCACGATCTACACGGGTCAACAAACCAACGTTACCCGATTCAACAGCATACATCTGAGCGAAGTTTTCCGTCTCTAAAGTCATGTTGTTGGTGAAATGGAATACTTTGTTTGCATACTCCAACTGTTTGTTAACGTCATTGTACAAACCGTGCTGTTCCAGTTTACGCAACATTGAGTCTACACCAGTGTCGCCAATGATATGAAGTTGACCGGAATAGTCGTTTGCACGGAACATCGGGTGCAAGTCGCTGAGGATGTCGTTGCGCTGAGTGAATTTCACCTGTACATCGTTACCCGTTTTTGTGTAATACAGCAAGTTTCCGAACACTTGCGTTTTGTTTGCCTCCAAAGCCGCAATAGCGTCCTTATCAACGGTATCCATGAACTTACGGATGTGCTTTTGTAGCTTTCTGTTCCAGTCCTGTTGGTAATCGATTTCGTTGTTTGAATACATGTTCGGTGTCATAGTGAAACCGAAAGCATAGGTTTTCCAAGTTACACCGATCAAACGTGAAGTGTTTTCCGCATCTGCGATAACGCATGTGCGAGCGTTTGACACTGTTACGTTTTTATCGTAATCAATTACGGGAATCTTAATATCGCTTCCCATTGAGGCGAACGCTCTACGCTTAGTTTCATCGGAAAGCATTGAGTCCATCGCATTTGTTTGAGACAAAAAGAAGTCATACGCACCCCATTCGGTCATGCGAGCCATATTTTTGTCAATGTTAGGGTTTTTTAATCTAAACTCCTGTGTTCTTGTAGCAATTAACGACATAAATCTATTGTTTTAAAGTTTATATTGTGAGGGGTTTAATCCCCTCTTTAGTTATTCTGTTGGTAAATCTGCGATCTTGTTTTCAACCCAAATTTTATCAAGCTCCGTTTGATACTCTTCCGACTCGCTTGTATAACCTTTCTTAGATAAATACTCCTGCGCAACCTTGTTTGCCTCTACTTTGGTTTTGCAACCGCTTAAATCAAGCAAGCTACCGTTACCCTGTCCGCCTCCGGAACTACCCGCACCTCCTGCCTGTCTACCTTTGTCAAGCACACCGAACTGCTCAAACTGTTGAGACAGAAGTTCTGATGCGGTAAACGGTTTCAGACTGTTTGCAGGGTTGTTGTAAGGAACACCGTCTTTCATGAAGATAAGACTTTCAGAACCTTCGTCACCTTGCAAAGTTGGTGAGAATTGAGTTTTAAGAAAGTTAACCGCCTGTTGCTTCACAACGTTTAGAACTGGCTCTGAAATATCTTTCTTAAACTTCATCCCCTGAATAGCGCTTGAAATGTAAGAAGTGATCTTGTAATCGTTCAACTTACCGTTAAACTCCTTTTCCTTCTCTGAAAGTTGGTTGTTCAACTCAGCAAATTTTTGCTTGGTGTCGTTTAGTTCGGCAGTAAGCTGATTGATTTTATCAGTATCCCGGTCGCCTCCCTTTTTAGCTTTCTCGGCTTTTAGTTCTTCTTTCAGATCGTTAATCTGTTTTTCAAAAGCTGAGGTATCAGATTTAGAAAGTTTTGTTTTGCCAAACTCAATTGCGGTTTTCAAATCAAGATCAGTTACACCTTCAATGCCGAAAGCCTCCTTCATTTGAGTAGCAATACTATTTTCGGTTTCTCTCACCTTTGCCGCAACCGTCTGCGCTTCATCGTTTTTTGAAAGTTCTGAAATAGCGTTAAGAACTTCATCCGATAGCTCCGATAACACTTTATTCTGTCTAAGCAAATCTACTGTTAACATTACTTTTCTCCTTTCTCTTTTTGTTTCTTCAACTCCGCACGAAGTTTTGCAGCTTCTTCACGTCTAATTTGCTCTCTCAGTTCTTCGTCTGCCTTCATTTTTGCCTCGGCTCTCGCTGCCAGTGCTGCGGCTCGTCTTGCCTCTGAAATTGTAGATTCATATTTAACCGGGTCGAAAACAACTCTCAATGTATAACCCAATCTTGGCAGTCTCGGCAAAATATCAAGTTCAAAAGTCTTTCGCTTGTATTTTTGCAACACCGGGACGCTGATTCTTTGCCCTGTTTTCGGATTAAATTCTTTCACTTCTTGAATAACGTGATACAATTTAACTTCATCCTGCGGGCAAACGTAATTACTTTCATTCAGTTGATCTAACTGATCAGTTCTGTAAACCATTTGCGTACTTTTTTAAAGTGTTAATAATTATTTCAATTTTCTTTTTATAGTCAAGTGCAGAACCGAACTCAATGATATTCATGTTCTCTCTTTCAAATCTACGCACAAATGTAGGAAGGTTTAATTTAACTCGCAAATCTTCCTCACTTATAACGTTTTCTTTATACAGATTTACTGCTTCTTCTCTCGTTAAGTGTGAATAAGGCTCTATCTCGTTAAGGATTAATAACCTTTGCATCTGTGTAGGATCGTTCCGATACTCCGTTTCGATTATCTGTTGCCTCAGAGCGTCAAGTTCCGCCTCGGACGCTCCGGTTTCCTTCATAATCTTATAACGCTCTGAAAGCTCTTCCGGAGTATAGATATAAAATTCAGTCCCGTAGTTGATGTTACAAGAAACAAAGCTATCACCATAACGGAGTAAACAGATAGTAGAGTCTACGAATGTTTGCGCTTCCTCGAAGCCTCGTTTGATTCTGTTTAGTTTAGTAGTCAAGGACTCAAAACCCGCTTTAACTTGCTTTTCGTTAATAGCCTCAGACCTGTTTAACTCCCCTTCTCCGCCTGTTACCGATCTTACGAGTTCCTCTCTCAGCCTCTTTTCCTCGTTTACGTTATATTCGAGTGACCCAGTGTCAGCGGATAGCATAGTTATCGGGTTTTTCAAGTCGGGAACGTTGTGCATTTCATCCGGGATAGGTATCTCAACATAAGAGCCTGCACCCCGCAACCGCTTGCTTGAGCAAATCGGGCACGCCATCGGTTTTCCGTCCGCACCTGTTATCCACTCGTTTTTTTCGTTCTTTAAAAAACCATCATCGCACCGTTCTTTGCCATCGTGTGACTCATAGTGACAATCACGTTCATAACCGGAATAAATCGGATAAGACGCGTATAAATCTAAATGCTTCTTTGCAGTGGAATAATAAAGATACCAGTCGAAAGAGTCGAGTTCGCTCGTTATAGGGCTTATTTTAATGTCGGGTTCACTCAATGATATAGAGTCAGACCAAAAGAAACGAGCCGGACAATAGCCCAAATCGTGCATATTGTCTACCTCTAAAATCAAGTCGTTTTCCCTCGTTTTATCAAATCTTACATAACGTTCTTCATCAATATAGACGATCTTATTTTCGTCCGTTACGTACATGATATAAGCCATCAAATTACAGTCTTTCCCACATGTGCGATAAGAAAGTACGTTTGCAATAGGCAACCAAAAAAAATACGGCTCTGGTTTTTCTCCTACCTGTACCTCCGGCATATCAACAACCAAAACAGAGTTAATTCTATGCTTGAAATTATCCCAACCGTCCGTACTCCAAACCGAAGGTTCTTTTAAAACATCCTTTCGGTAATACTCCCAGTCATCCCGATCCTCAGATGATTTAAACTGATAGTTATAAACCGGATTCCTACCATCGAAAACACGGCTCAGTTTGTCGAATATCTCAGAAGTAACACCATTTGTTTTAACCGGGAAATGGAACATAGATAGGAAAATATCATATTTATCTTTCGCTATCCACGTCTTAACCTTAGAAAGAAAGTCAATTACTGGCTTATTACGATCATCGCTCGTTCTTACCCGTGTGTGAAACGCTATTCTTTCTTCGTGTTCCTTCGCTTTCGCTATCTGACTGATCCCCTCCGGATGTCTGTATATCTCCCTTATTTCGTCTAATGATTTTCCCATTTTCATTTAATTTAAATTCTGAGTCCTCCGGTATATGCCACCCTCCATTATTAACCATTCCCAAAAGTCTCTCAGCGTGTTCAATATCGAATAAACGAGTTTCCCCCAGTTCTTCACAACTGAGGGAAATATACGTTTTTTTAGCTATCATCCGCCTACACCCGGTGATACGGCAGGAACTAACTGAGTCAGAGGGTTAAACTCAGGTTTCACGATAGTGAAGTTGTCCGACCAATTAGGCATGAAGTTCCACGTAATAGCATTGCTATCCGGAGCTTCTAAACCTCCGATAGTCTTATCACCGATAAACAGCGACCAAACAGGGAAACCGTGCAAATTATCACCCGTCTTATCACAAGCGATTTGACCGTTTCCATTGATAAGGAACACACCGATCTGCCCTGCTTCACACATTAACGCTTTCATCGCCTTAATAATGGTTTGCGGCAACTTCTTGAACGAAGCTGTAAACGGAGTTGACTCAGACCCCAAAATTTCTACAATACCTCCGGGAGTTGCGTTTCCACCTCCATAAGTAAGGGCAGCTCCAGCCTCTACTGTCGGCTCGTAAATATAAGGCGTAACTACTACTTTAGTACCGTCTTTTGCTGACAGTAAAGGAGTCCATGTAGCCAACTTTGTGATACTTTCGGCAGTCATAGTATTTGCAGTTCCTGCCGTTTTTTCGAGTCTCTGAAAAGCAAGTTTTTGAACCTGCCCGAAATTGTCGGGGCAGCTAAATGCGGGAATATCCGGAAGTGCTGCGCCTAAAGGACAATCACAATACAACATAATTATAAAAATTTAGTTAAACAATTGATTTTACTTTGCAAATATACCGTATAAACTTGAAAGTCTGATACATTTTCCTACTTCATCAGTTTATAACCCTTATTCCTCTTCTTTTTTGATATATAGTTGGAATAACTTCTTTCTCGACTATACCAGTTAAAACATCTGCCGCATCATCGTGCTTGTTAGCTGAAAATTCACGAAGGTAATTTGTTATATGTTCGTGGAATTTCGGGAAACGTGACTCCCACCCATACGGCATAACAATAGACTGAGTAACGTTTGCAGCGTTCGACAATATACGAGCCTCTTTATTTAACTTCTGACAGAACCAATTTATTTCAGTCTTTGTTTTAGGGCTTATATTAACAGCGAAAGATCGTCCTCCGTTGTTGCTTTCTATATTTGCATAATCTGTATCATTTCTATTTAGCATGTCGGGAACACTTACTTGCGTAACCTCTATTGGCTCAGTCGTATAAATAATATCAGTGACAAGGCAGAAAATAAGATGCTTATACCTTCTTTCCTTTTCATTCCAAACCGCTTCTTTTGACTGGTATTTATCATAGCAAATTGAACAAAGGTAGTCGCTACCGGTATCCGCACAGTCTGTATAGTTACCCCTTCCGACCAACACACCAAAATCGTTTTTATCGGTATACGTTTTAAAGTTACCGTATAGAGTCCCCTCAGCACTACCCGGGTTTCCTTGATTCAAACATTCAAATTCATTTCTATCAAGTTCTCTTTGTGCGTTCAATTTCTTAGCGCTATGTTTTTCTTCCCAAAGTGCTTCACCCGGCAAACGTGGATCAATTTCTGTTGGTTCTCCTACCTTTAAAGCTGGAAAGTTTACTTTAACCCACGCACCTTCCGGTATACTATCCAAATCTTCCCACTTTTCAACATTGATAACATTCTCTTTATCTTCGATCCTGCCTATTAAATCGTCCTTGTGCCATCTCGTAAATACAATAAGCTGTTGACTGTTGTTGTGTAGACGGGTGGTTACAACAGTAGTGTACCATTTCCAAGCAGCTTCCCGGATAATCGGAGAATTTGCCTCCATATGGTCCTTGTATAAGTCGTCCAAAATGGCTATATCAACAGATTTACCAGTCAAACTACCATTACGACCAACGGATATAATATACCCACCCTTTCCGATTGTTTCAGTCATTTTTGAATTTCTCGCAAACGCTTGATACCTTGTTTTTTTTTCCTCTCCCATTATCCGGGTGTCGGGGAATAGGCTTTTATACTCCGGTGTATCCATAATTCTTTGTACATCCTTATTAAACCCCTCTGCGAGAGATGCGGCATAAGAACCGATCAATATCTTTAAAGACGGGTTAAGCCCCAAAAGGAAAGAAGGTAGCTTTCTACTACTACCCTCTGATTTTCCAGTTTGAGGCGGAACGGTAACAATCAATTTTTTGATCTTACCATGTGCAAACCTATCGAGAATCTCGTAGTAAGTTTTGTGAAACTGACTCAGAACTATTTTATCATCTATGAATTTGGCATAGTTCTTAAACTTCTTCCTCGCAACATACTTCACAATCTCAATAGGTGGTATTTCATTTACTTTTTTCACTTTTTGCCCTCCGTATTTTGCAAAGAATCTGCCAATTGTTCTAAAACGTCCTCCGGAACATCCGAAAAATCGTATTTAGGCCTTTCTTTTTCTTTGTCTCCTACCAAGTTTATACATAGCGGAGAATCATATCCCAATAACCTTGCTTTTCTTTGCTGCACGTTGAGAACTACATTCAAGAAAGAAGGATCACCCGTTGTTGTTTCCTTTTGCACCTCCTTAGCCTTCCCTAAAATATACTTTGTCTTACATTTGGGACGCTTAGACTTTTCCCACTCTTCCCACGCTTCACGAGCTACATTATCCAAAGATTGGAGTTCCTGCGTAATATACTGATCTATATTATCGAACTGTTCTCTTTTCCACTGAGTCAGGCAAAACTGAATATCATTATACACTGTTTGATAAGTCACGGTATACGGCACTTCATCCGCCTTATTTCGCTCGTTAATCGCTTCCGCTATCCTTCTATAAGAATAACCTTTCAAAAACAAATCAGAGGCAAAGGAACGATCTCTTTCAGTCTGTTCGTCCGTCCGGCTGTGCCTTCCCTGCCCTCTTTTCATTGAACCTATTTTTTTATCCATTTTAAGACGTATTTTTAAGTTATAATTCCTATTAGGTATATTGTACTACAAATTATATAATCTTTCAATATGCGCAAAAATAACACTATTATAGATAATATAAAAATAAAGTCACGCTGCTATATTTGCAACGTGACCTATCATTATTTATTTTTGTTAGTATTTTGGTTGAAAAGTAGACTCAAACTTTTCTTTTGAGTATGATTCATATCTCCCATCTTCATTTAGAACAACATAATAACCCGGCTTAACACATATAGTTCTTCCATTTTCAGACTTAAAATAAACAAAAACTTTATCGCTCCCCTTAAATTGTAGACCCATATTTAAAAGCCTATATAAATTTATATCTTTCAAATCAAAATCTTCGATATATTCGGCTTTAACCTCTCTTAGCTTCGCAACATATAAAGTTGCTTTGTCTACCGATATTTTAGGCGAAGCAATTGATGTGGTTTTTAACGCATTTCTGATAAAAGTTGTATCAAGTTCAATCGTATTTTGTTTCTCGATAAGCTCATCCAGTTTTCTATATCCTTCCTCACTCAACAGAATATCACCTACTAAGAATTTACCATATTTGTATTTTAGAATCAATTTGATATACTGAATAGCCTTTAGCAAATCTTCTTCTTTGTTCTTCTTATCGTGCCTAAACACATATTTCATTGCGTTCCCCTCCAAGAAACCAACTTTATTACTTTCTAAAAACTCAGAAAGTTGCATTCCGGATGTCTTGTAATGGCACCCCCCAACTTGGTAACCTTCCGGATCACCATAATAAACGCTTCTTCTTGCTAAATCAATAATTTTTTCTTCCATAATGAATTAATATTGTTTCCCATGTTTTTGACCTCTCAACTCGTTATATCTTATCTTTGCCTCTATTGCTTTAGATAGATCTATGTTATAAAGCTTTGCGGCTGCAATGGTTATTGCCATCATGTTAGTATACTCGACAATGCACGATTTGCCAAATACAGATTTCGGTACAAATTGAATGGCATAATAAACAATTGATGAAATAGATTTTTCAAAATACAATAACCTATTGAAATGATCGCTAACCATACTTTGGAAAACAAAAATTTCGGAAGGGCACGCAATTTTATCAATAGAATGTCCTATTGCGTCCATACACCGGATAAACACGTCTGCGAGTTCATCGCTAACTGTGTCTTTAACGCACTGTTTAAATACATTTTCAAAACCTTCCTCACACCCTAAAACAATATCGTAAATCTCGTTTTCTACAAACTTTCCTTTTCGTTCCGCCTCCATAGCTTCGCAGAACTCAGACACTATCAACGCCCATTTTTTACACTCAAAAACCTCTGAGTCATAAAAACCTTTTGCCTTCATTCTTTCATGTTGTTCTGTACACTCTTTAGTTAAAGAGATACTTTTTTGATTAAAATCGATCATAATATTTAATTTATAATTAGTTATTAAAATGGTAAATCTCTAAATTTCTCACACGCCTTACAGTGATATTTCTTGTATTCTCCGGTTTCAAGACACTTATATTTTCCCTTATTACATTTACTTTCAAGATAGCAGCAAGCACCGCAATAATAATGCTCTCCATGATTTAACGCACTTTCCAATTTTGATATTTGTTCCATTATACCGGAAACTTCTTTCTTTAGAACTCTTATCTCTTTCTCCTTAGTGGATATTTCCAAAAGTTTAGCTTCCAACATTTCACGGTTGAACCCCAATCTATCTAACAGTAAGTTACCAAATTCCATACTTAACCCTCCTTTTTATTTCTTCGTTGTATATATCAAGTTTCTTTCTCTCAAATTTTATTCGATCGCCAATTTTCCGCAACTTCTTTCTTACTAATCTGAAATCGTCCTCCATTGCCTTTATATTCTCAGTCGATTTTCTGATAGTTTCCGAAATAACTTCGTTACTCGCCGATCTTGCTTTCTCTACTTCTTCATTCATGGTTTATGTCTTTTAGCCCTACTATCCATTCATTAAGAGGATAGGGAATATTATATTTCTTCATCATCTCTTTAGCACTATTCCAGTTTGCCAAAGATGGATCAAAACCCTTCAACTTATCAACTATCCTATCATGCGCAGTTTTAGGAGTTTCTCCCTTTTCAACATCCAAAGACATTACACGAAAACCTGTACTTGATTCAGTAACCGATATTTTATTGTCATTCTCCCAATAAGTAAAATACTGATATGCACCGCACTGATACATAAAACCTGTTCTTATCCCAACAGTTCCGGCAAATGTATCGTTTCCTCTATTTTTGCACATCGCTATTTTGTACTGACCGGATAATCTTCTTCTTTCCATAACTATAAGTTTAAAGCGGTATTTCTACCGCTATTGTTATTTAAATTTTACTACGAAAATGATAAAATATTCGTTTTCCTCGATCTTATAAGGAAATTGGTGATTATCGCACGCCTTAATAAGTGCATTGGTTAAAACGGTATTCTCCTTTCTATATCCGCAAGAAAAACTATCGTTTAAACACCGAACATATCCGACCTCATTTCTACTAAGCAAGCGATACATTCCATGCAGTCTCACACAAAATTGTTTTGATGTCATTGTTGCCATAATATTTATTTTTAGATGTTAGTAATTTATTTCCTTTCAACACTGCAAATATAAGGATAAGATTTAATATTGCAATCGAAACTTTAAGTTTTAACACAAGTTTAACACAAAAAAGGGGATGCAATACACATCCCCAATTTAGGATTACCTTAAAACGGCAAATCATCATTTTGCGTAAACATCTGCTGAGGCGGCTGCTGTTGACCGCTATAACCTCCGGTTGGCGGCTGTTGGTTTCCGTTGCCTCCGGCTGGCGGCTGGTTTCCCTCACCCGCTTTTCTTCCCATCTGCATAGACCTTACAACGATCTCAGAAATAGTTCTTTCAACGTTATTAGAGTCGGTATATTTACGATAGTGTAAACTACCCTCTACGTATAACTCCATTCCTTTGGTGACATACTGCCCGCAAATCTCAGCCAATTTACCTTTGAATGTTACATTATGAAAGTCTGTTTTTTCCGGAACTTCGATCCCGTTACTCGTTTTATATGCCCTTTCGTTTGTTGCAATAGAAAGGTTACACACTTTTCCTCCGTTATCGAAGGTTTTAACTTGAGGATCAGCACAAACACGACCGATCAATTCGATTTTGTTTAAGTTCATTACGATAATAAATTTGCTAATGTTGATAATATGTAAATTCCAATAAAGACGATAACCATAAGTCCGGCTATTGAATCAATCTTGCTATCTTCGGTTAACTTCTTGTTAACTTCCTCAATATCCCCTTTAATCACATAGGGGTTTTCTTGATTTACTGTATACATGTGTACTAAATCTTCTCTATATTGGAATAGTGATTCTACCATTTTAGGGTTAATCATTACTTTATTTCCAGCCTCGTTTTCAAATTTTACTAATTTCATTTCTTTTGCAGTTTTAAACTGTCCCTTTTGAGGACTTTTATTTTTTCTAAATTACTTTGATATATCCGCATCCCCTTGCGGGTGTTAGCGTGTTCCCAACGATTGTGGCAGTTGAAACAAAGTATGTTTATATTACGAGGATCATGCGCAATCATTGGGTTCGATCCCCTCGTTATAATATGGCTAATATAAACGGCTGAGTACCCTGTCAACGGCTTTAAACATTCTTCACAATAGTGAGGCTTAATATCCCACATATACCGGAAGAAACGTTCATTTTCCCTCTGTCCGTGACCATCCCCGAACATCCGTTTTAAATATTCATACCTTGTTTTAGGTTCAATATCGAAATTATTATTAAATAGCAAGGGGTTATACCCCCTGCTTAAACAATAATCTATTTCCTCAAACGTATCAATCGTGTACATCTTCTTCGATCAACTCCGGCTGCTCCGCTTCTTCATCATCAAAAAACGTATCGTCACATTCTAAATCATCATCGGGCGTTAAACTATCGTCCGGTTCTGCCGTTGCTGTCTCACCGAATAGCTCCAATTGTGCACGCTTATTCTCAAAAAGATACTTGAAAATTTCATCTTTCAGTGCTTCAAAATCTTCTTGTAGTGCTATTTCAAATTTCAACCCCTCACCGTCCAACATAATTTTGCTCGTTTGCATTTTCAACCGGGATAAATCTACTCCTGTGAAAATGTATTTGAAAACGATTGTATTCTTTTCGGAATCGTAAACTATCTCGCTGATCGCTATACGGGTGGCAAGCGTTTCAAAATATTCATCGAATTGTCTACTTAACTCATTGTCTTGTTTTGCCAAATCAGACAAATAGGTGATGTTCCTAAAATTCATTATTCCCATCAATTCAACGATGTATGAACGAAGCTCATTTGCCGCAATTCCTAAATCTCTATGCGGATATTTGGGGCATTTTACCTTGTGAAACGTCTTTGTTTCTTCACCATCAACCAAACGGCAATCATTGTAATCAACCTCTAAACCGTTATTCAAGAACTTAACTCTCTTTAATTCAAAATTGTCTTTTAACATGATACTTTATTTTTTAATGTAAAACTCACAGACCCGCCCAATGTTCGGGCAACTGCATAACTTTTTATCTCTCTTTTTGCAATAGCAAATCAAATTATGGTGATCTGAACTGAACCTACACTCCGTGCAATGAACAAGAACAAGATTCTTAATCTTCTTTGCCATCAATATACTTTTGCAGTCGTTCGTCTATAAGCCGGACAAACTCTACTGCTGTCATATCTTTCATATCTAATTCGCCTTGAAAACGTTCATGCGCTTTCATAATTAAAACCTTCGTGCGACCTATCAATTCGGGTAAACCGTGATTTTTATAGGCGTAAAGCTGATGGATAATGCAATTTCTTCGAAGTGATACATAACGGGTAATATCCCTATCTATAATTCTCTCCGGTGATATACTTAATGCTTCGCACATCAAATTGAACTTTTCCTCTAAAGTCATTTCTTCATTTTCTTTCATCTTACAAATCTATTTGGTTCTTCAATATAAATACTAAATTCTTCTGCCGCAAACTGCTTTAAAAAATCTATGTATTCGACAAATTCGCTATTGCTTAAATCAGTAACTTTAACTGAGTCCTTTCTATACTCACCAGTTTCAACGTCTACAACTTCACCCATCGTAATAGGACAAATACTACGCATATAAGCCTCCGTTTCTTCTTCGCTCCACCTGTACCCATTTTCGCACATCCCTTTCTGAAATTGGGGAACAACGTATTTAAAGTAGTATCCACGCAAAGATGAAGAATCAGACCGTTCTAAAATGGTAAACTCCGCAATAACATTTTTCCCTGCGTTGTTCTTCATAAACTCATTAAGCTCTCCCATGTAGATGGATAACTTACCGTCCTTAGTTATCTTCCCTGGTATAGTTATTTTCTTTTGCTTCATCTTCGATCACTTTTGTAAACCAACTAATAAATACCTTTCCGCATACACCCGAAATAAAGTGCCTCAGACTTGCAGGCAACTCACTCTTTCTGTCAAGTATCAGTTTAAATTCTGATACAAGTTGTTCTGCATCCATTTTCCCAACTCTGTCTATTATTATCCTTTTAGGGATACCGCCATTATTCAATATTTGGAAAGATACCTTTTCCCGTTGCTCTTTTAAGCCCTCCCAATAAATAGAAAGCTCTTTTCTATACTCCGGTCTATCCAAAACCTTTTCTACTGACAGTTCACTTAATTTCTTGTTAATTTCCTGCATAATTAATTGATTTTATTGTTACTACTGTTTTTATTTCTACGCTGCAAATTAAAGCAAAACTTTAAATTCACGCAAATAAAAACGGGTAAATCTTTCCGAAATACCCGTTATTTAACTTTTGTTAGAAAATAGATAGTTGCTTATCTTCGATAACCGACAGAATTTCATCTACTTTCTTTTCCGCCCTTTCTTTCCTCTCTCTGTATCTCTCCCCGAATCGCTCAAATCGCTTCTGTGCGCTTCTCAATTCTTTCACCGATTCAATTAGATCGTTTTTTAGCTCGTTTTCTTTTGAACCCATACATTTCCACGAATTTAATACTATCGTCCAACAGAGGGTAAGAAAATGATATTTCCGTGCTGTTTTCGTTCTGCATGTTACTTGAAAACCAATCTACATCGCAAATCATCTTCATTTGTGCGAAACGCAAAATACATATAGCATCACTATTCCACAATTTCACGTTTGCAAGTGGGAATTGCTTCATCGCATAATTCAGATATTTTTCTTTTCTATCCTTCTTTTCCTCTTTCTCTCCTTTCTCCCTCAGATTTAAACCACTTTGCCACGAAATAGGCGCACACAGAAATAAAGGAATATCAAGAACGAGCGCACAACATACAAGGTAGTTGTAGTTCTCCAACATAGTTGCTATTCTAAATTCTTTCCCGCCTCCGGAGTCACCCCCACGAACTGAAAGACGCTCAATGAATATTGCAGGGCTACCGGAACGCTTCACTTTTTGAAACACGTTAAAAATACCCTTTGCCGTGCGTGGCATTGGGATAGTAATAAGACTATTACCAGGCTTATATACCACTATTCCACCAGCTGACACACCGGGATCAATTGCGCAAATAATATCTATTCCCATAGTAACAAGAACCCTTTCATTAAAGATTTTGCCTGTTTTCGAGAAACACACAAATAGTTAATAGACGCATATTTGCAATACAGAGTATAACATCTCTTTCCCTCCTTTTTTCTCCTTTCGTATGTTAACGAGTCAGAGACATAAACGAATTTATCGGAAGGCTTTGTAAGCCTTATCCGATAACCGTTCTTTTTTACTTTTCTTCTATTCATAACTTTTGGTTTTATTGAATGTAGTAATACAACTTCCAAATATTATCTTCTGATCTATCACCTTCATTTGAAAAAGCTAACATTTCATCCCAATACTGGAATAACTTTCTTTTCTTGGCTATCAGTACCGCACGAAAATAAACTGCTTCGTGGTCTATCCCAAACCTCGAAATACACTCTTTTTCGAAAATTTGCGCAAAGCTATTTACGGGTCTACCTTGAAATTGAAACAAAGCTTCTTTCTTGTCTGCTAACGTAGGTACTACCGACATATCATATCCCAATCGTTCCATGTACGCAAATGTAGACTCGTTTATTATCCTGTCACGCTCTATGCGGAAACGTCCCGAATACTTATACTTCAAAAGGGCGAGAACAAAATTGTATGCCTGCAAATTCAAAAACATCTTTTCCTGTTCGGGTGTCGGCTTTGGCTTTTCGTCCAGCATAATCTGAGAAACTCGTTCCATCGTTTCAACCTTTCGTTTCTTATACGCCTTTAGAACCTTTGAAATATAATCAACCGAAAGAGAGCCATAGTGATTTTTGTCCGGACTACCGTATCTGTCTTTTGGCAAAAACGGGTCGAGTTCCCCGACAGCAAGTAACCGCCATGCCAAACGAATTTCATTGAACGATAGATCATCGAAATACATATCTATCACATCACAAACAGCATAAAATATACTACCTGCATCCCGGACATCCGGCATTTTTAAACCAGTCTCTAAACATACTCCGTTAAGAACCTTAGAAAAATTATCTATTCTTTTTCTTTCGTCTGTACATTCGGACACCAAAAGCAAAGTAGAATCACGAAATATCTTTTGATCTACTTTTGATAGCTGTCCGAAGTTGCCACTTTCATAAAATTTTCGGTTCTTCTCTATAAACGATCCGCAACCTTCGTATTTTGCTAATTTTCCGCCCGAATTTTCGATTTTCTCCAAATACATAATACTTTTATTGTCTTAGTGATTAAAATTGAAATTTAAGCCTTAAAATGCTATGTAAAGTCCTCCGTTAAATAAGACTGATACATCCTGCGCTGTTCGTCACTCTGAAAATACGATTTAGTATTGTTTGCAGGCTGTGTATTTCCGGAGACTCCCGTCTTTTCCCGTAGCCATTGCATATACTGTTTTGGCGTTGACTCGTATACCAGTGACGCCCATCCTTTAGATATGCTCTGATTTATCAATAGCATAGCAAAACCTTCTTCAAATTGCGCAATCTCGTTTAGGTTTGCTTGCATAGCTGTTAGAGTCTTAGTCTTTACCCGCCACTTTGGTTGGGTCATTAGCACATAAAAGGATTTTTTAAATTCCTCCGACTCGAACGGGAATGTTAGCTGATCGAAAAAACTATCTGTTCGCTCTATCACTTTCTTAGTCACATCTAAGGTTTTTGCAGTAAAGCCAAATATCTCTGAGGCTAAAGGTTTCTTTTCAACCGGGAACAAAACAGATTCTTCGCGCGTGGCTATACTATAATCTCCGTTAGGAGATTTAGTATTACTATCTGTATATATACTATCTGGTATTGTTTGTTCATTTCTGCAACTTGCATTGTTCATTTCTGCAACTTGCATTTTGCAATTTTGCAAAATCGGCTCAGAATAGCCTATAAGCGTATATCCGCACTCAAAAAGGAATTTTATACACTTATCTGTTAATGCGTACCACATTGTTCTATCTATACCCGATTTATTAAAATTCCCCTTCAACAAATAGCCTTCTTCCTCCAACTTTCCTATCACTCTATATATCTTAGATTGACTCATATACGGGAATAGTTTAGATAACGCTTCCCTTGTGTTATAAGTCCAATATCTGCCCTCAAAATAATTGTGGTTATCGGCAATATTCTTGTTTATCCAAAAAGCGAAGTTGTGCAATACGCATGCCGCTTCAACTCCTAACTTTGTTGCTACTTTATCGTCAAAACAATGTGTCATTTCATTCCCTTCCCTAAAAACTTATTAATGAAATAATGTACTCCTTTTGGCGTAACGACAGTTGTATTGTAAACCTTTGCTTCATCACCGTCCATGATAACACGCTTCTTAATCTCAAACAAACCGATATTCATGTATGTCTGTGTAGGTTGATTGCGTGATTCTCCAACGCTGCAAAGGTATCCGGCTTTTCTCAATCGCTCGTATAACTGCTTTTCCCCGATCTGATAACCGTTTTGGGTGATAAGTTTTGCAAGTTCACGCACTAAGATAGATTTGTTAGATGCGGATACCGCTTCACTGAATAAAACCTTCGGCTTATCAGCTTCGATCTTTGCGTTTTTTTCTTCGATCTGCTTTTGCTGATTCTCTATAACTTCTTGCTGTTCGGCAGCAAGCAATAATGCTTCACGGAAAGATTTAGGTACGTTAAAACCTCCGTTCTTAATAGCTTCCTCCATTTTATTAAAGGCGTTAATGTACTCCAATTTAAATTGCAGCGCCTTTTCTCCGGTAAAGCCCATCGCCAACAACGTAAAACCGTCTCTATTCATTATGAACATCGGGTTTTCTTTATTGTTAGATGCTATATAAGTAGATGGAACAAACATTTTTAGTACAGCCGATTTTTCGGCGCTACTAATTAACTCTCTTATAGCGTCTAATACATGCTTGTGGTTTTTACCGAACTTATCAGCTACCAATAAGCTGCTTGTTAAAACTTGATTTGATTCTCCCTTAAAAACTAAATCTTTCATTTTCTAAAATTTTAATGATTAATACTATTTGCTATTCAAAAATGAACTTATCCTTTCTTTGTACTCCGCATACTTTTTCAGTTCTTCATCCGTTAACTCAATGAAGCATGCACCATCAATTTGAATATACTCTAATTTTCCTCTCTTAATAAGTTTCCATATCCAAGGTACTGTAACTCCCTTTAAATCGGCATAACTCTTAATCTTAACTAAGTTTTCTACTTTCATATACATACTGTTTTAAATTTTACTCTGCAAATATAGCGTTTATGATTATATACCGCAAGGAAAAACGCATCTATTTTTGTGTTTAACACTTATTGTTTTGTAACTATCTGATAATTAGACATAACTAAAAGAATGATAGGGTGTGCGGAAAATTACGCATACCACAAAAAAACACCCACACAACTAAAAAAACGTTGGTGGGTGTATTATAAGTTACTCTAAATGTTGGGACACATTAACAAGTTAATCTATTCTTCATAATCTAAATCGTTTTCAATTACGTAATTATCCTTTGCCTGTTCACAATAACATCCTTCGCATAAATCATAAAGCCCTTTAGATATTTCGCCTCTAACATTCGGACAATAATCACAAAGTTCACCTTCTTCTAATAGGATGTTTAATTCTGATTCTTTAATTTTATTCATTTCTTATTCAATTTAGAACATATAATAACACCTTCGCCACCGCTTCCAATATCTATGTATGATTTTTCCATAACAAAGTATTTGCAATCATAACAAGGTTTTGAACCAACCTTCTTTTGCGAGAATGGACATTTAGTTATGTAGCTATTCCCACATACAACAAAGTCTATTTCCTTCATTTTTGTATAAATTTGAATTATTTCACATGGCTAATTTAGGATTGGAAAGAACCTCATTTAATCTCTTTATTCCCGCCTCGTAGTACTCTTTATCAATTTCAAAACCAATGTACTTCCGGTTAGTATTAACACAAGCGATAGCAGTTGAGCAGCTTCCAGAAAATGGGTCTAACACGACATTACCCGGAATCGTAGTCAATGCTAATAGGCGTTCTATTAGCCGGACAGGCTTCTGAGTGGGATGTACCCTATTGTATCTATCGTGTACTTGCCTGATTATACTTTGCTCAGAATTACCATCTATGACCATTTTTATCATAGCTTTGTTTATTTCACTGTTCCGAGTAGAATTGCCAGAAACTGTAATACTTCCATTCTGTCTTATGGCGCGTGTATACACGTCTCCCGTTTCAATATACGATATTATGTCATTAAGTCCTTTTTCAGAATGGATTGCGCTGCATAATCTTTTCATATCTCTTACAACTTTATCATAGTCGTATTTATTCATTTCCAAATACGGTATTTTCACCTTATTTATAGTTCCTTTGCCAATAGTGTGTATAGAAATTAGTTCGTGTTTTCTCTGCAATGGAGTAACAGGACTTGAACTATAGATTTTATCCCAGACGATTTCCTCTTTAAAAGAAAAACCTAAATTCGCAATAATTGTATTCCACCGATAAAAAGACGTTCCTCTTCCAAATAAAACCACAAATCCATTAGGTTTTAGAACACGTTTAAATTCGGAGAACAAACGCTCTTCATCAAAGGGACGATCCAATTTCTGACCCTTTAAATATAGATATGGTGGGTCGGTTAATATGCAATCTATACTTACATCAGGAATGCGTTTAATTCCTTCCAGACATTCTTCGTTATATATCTTATTTAATTCAATTTTATTCATTTCTTTATTGTTTTAAATTTTCCTATCGTATAACATTTAGTTGTATTAGTACCGGGTAGTCTATAATTAGCCTCTTTTATATACCCACGCTTTAATAATCTGTTTACAGAATTGTATAATTTGCTCTTAGACATAAAAGGAATAATTTCTCTAAGTTTAGAAATCGTAATAAAAACGGTATTAGGTTCTTTCTTTACCCTACATCCCTTAAACTTATCCTTATATGTATCAGTGCAAAGTATAAGAAACATAACTGAATATACTACTGAATCATCTAAACCGATCTCTTTTGCTAAATTTTCATTTATAACCATAATTATAACGCTTTTAATTGAATTGATTCTTTAATATTTGATGTTTTAACGAACTGATCGTATATTTCGGGGTATTGCTCTTTCAACGCTTTAGAATCAAGTGATTCACGGCTATACGCTTTCTTTCTTGTGACTGAAATAAGTTCCCCTTTTATATTGTCAGCTTTCGCCTCAGACATCAGACCTAACAACTGTTCTTTGAACTTGCCTAAATGCTCGTCTATCTTCTTTTGCATTTCAAGAAGTTCGTAAACGCCTTCTTCGATATGCGCAACTTTTGCGGGCAATGATTCCAATTTTGCTATGTAGCTGTCTTTGCTTGCATTGTCTGCATATCGAACTCCATTCTTACAGCAATTAAGGAATAATTCTATTTCGCTGTCCGGTATGCGTTCAACAGAGAAAATTCCGTCCTTATCCTTGTCACCTCTTAGCCAAATTGCGATAAGTCCCTCTACTTTCAAGTTTGGGTTTTGCCTCTCAAAAAGATAGGCGTATATTGATAGCTGCCAAGACAAATAAAGCAAATCAAGTTTATAGGTGGTTTTAATGTCTCCCAATACAACCGATTTATCAGAGCTACCCAAATATACTTTATCGGTCGGTGAGGCGATAAACTCGTTATCAGTTAGAATATACTCAGATGCGATATGAATTAAACCGCTTTCGGCTTTTAAATCCAAATAGTTCTCTCCGTAAACAGTTTCCGGCTCAATGCCTTCTTTGTCGATTCTCTCTATTTCATCGTGGATCGCTTTCCCTCTCTCAGTTGCCGATCTCAAAATATTATCCGGTATATTATCAAGTTTCCCGGGAAATAATTGATCGTTGATAAAACCTGTTATTCCTCTCAGCTTTCTAAAATCGCTTGAAAAATATTCATGTGTTTCGCTGATATACGTTACATCAGCATTAATCAGTTTTGGAAGTAATGTTAATTCTTTCATATTGTTTATATTTTAAAAAAGCGATCTAATAGAATGTTTCTGTTCTTTTCCTATAATAAAGTCGCATATAAAATTTCTTGCATACTTACCCGTTAGCATAGAACGTTCTTTTGAACATATTCCAGCTTTCCCACCACCCATACATTGTTTTATTTTTTTGATTTCGTCTGGCTTTTCATAAGATTGCCCCGTTGTAGGTTTACAATTTACAAACCAATAAGCGGTAGGTTTTTTAAAACAATCACCTCTTTTCGTCCTATCGTTATCTATAAACGTATAAGATATGAAATTTTGAGGGTGCAATAAGTAGTGTGGCTGTGTAGCCGGGTTTTCTAATACCAACCTAATACCTCTTATTTCGCATATTGCAAAAAGTTTATACAATAAAATATAAAAGTATTCTCTTTTTTGTATGCGGTCTATTACGGTTTTATATTTCTGTCTTATGCTTTGTTTTTTTATATTAGTGTTTGTCATTTGGTAATATGTAGATTGCATTGTTTCAAAATAAATGCAAGGGAAAAAAGCTATAACAAAATCATCTTTAGTAATATTGTCAAAAATGCTTTCTTTTTCTTCATATCCTTTTTCTATTTCGGGAAAAAGATCTATTTGAAAGTCAGTTTCCCCAAAATCGTTTTGTATATCATAATCAAAAGCCTTATAACCAAGTTTTATGAATTCATTCTTAAATGTACCCGATTGTTCAAAAAAACAATGAACATTGCCCTTAATTTCCATTTTCTATATATTTTTTATTGTTAGCAAGGGGAATTATACCCCTTACTAAACACATTATTTACACTTTCTTTGCTTCTGCTTCCGCCTTTTCAAGTTCCGCCTTGCGGACGACTAAAGCGTTCATAAACTCACTGTTTTGATGAAATTGACCGTTGTTCTTGTGAATATCACCCAATTGTTTATAAGTTGTTGCTTTCTTTATTTCATCAATCAGTGAACCCAAACAATTGGGGTTGATTCCGGTATTACTTTGGTTGGTAGCTTGTTTTGAGGATGTCTTTTGCTGTTTTCCTTTCGTTTCCGGCTCTCCGTTCATTGAATCATTGTCTATGCTATCATCTATCGCAAAAAGTCCACATAAGGCGTATTTTCGTGCATAACTGGATGTCGCCCCGGTTAGCTGTGCCGAGTCCATCCCCTTTTTGCTGTCTTCTTCACGTGCAAAAGCCGAACACGTTTCAATAGACCCGGTTTCAGTTTCAACAATCTTTGCGGTTGCCTTCACGTAAAAACGCCCTTCTATAAATTCGATAGAGTCAGTCACCATAACATAACATCCGTATTTTTCGCACACCCTTTTCGCTTCTTGCAAAATATCCTCACACGAACGGTAATTGTATCCGCCAAACTTGTTATATCTCGACTTTTGAACATTCATTTCGTTTTGAATGTTGGGCAAATTTTTAATCATAACTTTTATTTTTTAGGGTTAATATTAAACAGGAAATTCGCATCGACTCCGGTAGCCTCGCATATCTCTTTCACCCATTCGATTTTTATTGTTTGGGTTTTGTGATTACACAAGGCAGACATGTTTACCGCCTGCGTTCTTTGCTTTGAGTCCTTCCACAACAACGCTGCAATATCCTTTTTCGTAATCTTTTTGCCGTTCATACGTGCGCTTATAATCGCATCATTGATACGGATCATTGTGTTTTCAATATTCATAAAATAACCTCCTTTCCACATGTTAAACATTCGTATACATTTTCTTCTTCTCTCTCCGGCTCACAATCACGATCGCAATACTGTTTGCTAAATTTGGGATAAGATTCTATCAATCTGAGTAAACCTCCGCAATTCGGGCAATCTCCCGCACCGATACAAGTTAATTGACTGATAATATTGCTTAATGTAAGCATTCCGCAAATATCAACCGATATATGTTTAGCGATTGAAATATCAATATCAGATATTGTATATCCAAATACTGAATCTTCTTCATCTTCATCAATGTACTTATTCAAAAACAAAACAAGTTTTTCGTAGGAGAATGGAATGCCTTCATTCTTGCAAACCTGCACAAGCAATTTGTAATTTCGATCTTTTTTAATCTGCATATTATTCGTTTTTAATGTTACTACTTATTTTTTGATGTCGCAAAGTTAAGGATAAACTTTAAATATGCAAAGAAATTCTTTAATTTTATTGTTAATGAAATATAAAAAGACTCGTTTTAACCATTGGATAGTATCAAAAGCCTACCTTTGTATCACTTTCATACTTGTTACTACATATTGTTAGATCTGTTTCATAGAGCAACGATAGTTTCGGTATGTGATATATAGAAACTAAAAAGGGATGGCAAAGCGTTGCACATCCCTTTTAAATTATAATCCCGCTAATTTATGATTTATAGCGTTCAATATACGATCTCTCAAATACGAATTAACGGTTTTCTTTAGCAAGTTATTCAGATAATATACAGATTCCATGTGAAGGTATCTTTCAAAATCTACCAATTTATTATAGGCTAAAAACCTGTAAAATTCTTTTTCATTCATACCGCAACCTCTCCCTTTATAGCCGGATGGCAGTTATAATTTACTATCTTAATATCTTCATACTTAAAATCGAATATATTACGAACATTTGGGTTTAGCTCCAATTTGGGAAGGGCGAACGGTTCTCTACTTAATTGTTCTTTCACCTGTTCAACGTGATTCAAATATATGTGTCCGTCACCGATCGTATGAATGAATCTACGAGGCTTTAAACCGCAAACCTGCGCTACCATAGACAGCAAGATAGAATAAGATGCAATGTTGAAAGGAACGCCTAAAAATAGGTCTGCGCTTCTTTGGTACAGTTTCAAGTCCAAATAACCGGACTCAGACACATAGAACTGAAAAAAGCAGTGACACGGAGGAAGTGCCATCATGTGTAGTTCTCCAACATTCCAAGCACTAACAATTATCCTTCTTGAATTCGGGTTGAACTTAATCATATATATAACTGATTCAATTTGATCTACTCTTAACTTGCTATTTATACGCCAGTCACGCCATTGTTTACCGTATATACGTCCAAGATCACCGGAAGGCTTTGCCCATTCGTCCCAAATATGAACACCATTTTCATTTAGGTATTTTATATTGGTGTCTCCTTTTAACATCCAAAGAAGCTCATATATAATTCCCTTCGTGAATACCTTCTTAGTTGTGACAAGCGGGAAACCGTCACGCAAATCATAAGATCGTTGTAAACCGAATAAGCTAATAGTTCCCGTTCCGGTTCGGTCTGCTCTCTTTTCACCATAATTTAAAGTCTCTTTTAGTAAGTCTAAATATTGTTCCATTTTAAAATAAATTATTTGTTAATATTACAATCTCTTATCGAGTTATTTAATAATCACAAGTCTTTGAGTTCATCATCTATATCTAAAAGTTTATCACGCAGATATTCCACTGAAAAACCGTGAACATCAGAAACAAAATCTTTTAGAAATTCATTATCATTAGATTCAAACTTTAAAGTTTTATTTCCTCGCTCAAAAGATAACCAAATACCTACTGGTATATTGTTCTCCATTTCATTAATCACCTCTTTAAGACACTCCCTATCTGATATTAGGGCTTTTGCTCTGTCAACGTTTTCTAAATTCATAATTCTAATTTTTAATTGTTACTATTTGTTTCTAAACTTAGCCATTCTTGAAATTTCAAGATTCCACTCAGAACGGACGTAATTCTCAACTTCATCTAAAGTTCCTTTAAATTCGGGGATAGAAGAACCACACATGTAATAAGCATACCATCCGTTTTTAGTGTATATATAACCGTATGTTGTTCCGAGTTCTGTTTTACATCTTGCCACTTTCTGAAAATCTGTTTTAGTTGCCATAATATTTAATTTTTAATTGTTAGTACTTTGTTTCTTTCAACACTGCAAATATAAGCACACTATTTGAAAATTCAATCGAAACTTTAAGTTTTAACAATGGATTAACCATTGCAAACAAAACAAAAAAGGTAGCCCAATTGGGCTACCGTCTATATTGATATACTTTCAAACTTTATATTGTGGCTATTCATAAACTCAGCAAGCGCAAAAGCCTGCTTTCTCGTTACATGGACTTTAAAGCCTCTTATATAAACTTCTTCTTCGTTCGTCTTTGGCTCGTTTTGGGGCTTAATTTCGGGCTTTTGTTGCTGAGGCGTGTTATCTGTCGCCTTCTGTTCAAACTGTCTGTTTGCGGCTTGTATTGCAGCTTCTTTTAGGTGGTTCCCATAGTCGAACGACTTGTTATAATCGAGTGTAGACGTATATTTGTCGATAACCGGAATATAAAACGCCTCTCCTGCAAAATGCTCTTTCAATCTGTTGAGATCATCGTCAACGGTTTTAAATAATTCGTCTATCTCCATTTTCACAACTGAAAGTGCTTTAGTCTTATTAAGCCACTCCGGACGGAAAGCAAAATCAAACAATATAAGGTTTTCATTGTGTTCCTCGAAATACTCCCTTATTTGATCCAGTTTCTTTTGCTTCTCCTTTTCCTCCGTTTCCTTTATCTTACTATCTATTCGTGAAGAAGCTTCACCGATCAGCTTACAAGTTTCGTTAACAACATCCTTTAGTTCGTTGAATGGTTTCATCCAAGCCTTTTCCAGTTCTATACGGCTGTCGTTAAGTCCCTTTTTCGCCTTGTTTAAAGTGGCTCTATCGGCTTTTGCCACCTTTATATTATCATCGGTATACTCTATTGAATTATACTCAGAAAGTTTCTGCTTAACAAGTTCGTGTATGCCGTTCGCCTGCTTTATCATATCGGGAAGTCTTTTTCCCTCAGTAGATAGCTGTAATTGAGTTTCGTTTATCTCTTTCATATCATTCAATTCTAATTGATATTTTGTTGTTACATTCGGGTTTTACTAATAACGCACCGTTGGGGCTACTAACTACTAAATTTCCCATTCTATCGAACTCGATAGTATATTTTTGTCCTTTATCGTTATATACATCTAAACCGTATTTAGCTTCGAAACATGGAATCTTTTTCTCTTCTAATAGAACATTTACTTTCATACTTAATAACCCGGTTAACCGCCACCGGGTGAGGGTAAAATGAAACTTACTTTAATTCACGATAAACAACAACTGTTTCAATACCGTTTCTTGTGCACCAATATTGCAATATACCTTTATTTTTATTGTATGCAAACCTTTCGTTATTGCTACCTTCTATTGAATAAACGGTAAAGCCTAAATCATCACGTGACACCCTCGTTACCTTGTGATAACTAACATGTCCTGCGGAGAATACCCTAACACATTTATCTGATAAGTCCACATGTTCCCAAACGTATGGTGATATAGACGTTGTAACCTCACCATTCACATAAACAGTTTGCCATTCCGGTACATCAATAGAATACTCTGTTTGATACACATTGTCGCTATCATCACTGCATGAAGTTACTACGAAGGTGAATACAAGCAACACAAAAACAATAATTAACGCTCTGAACAATTTTACTTCTTCTTTCATTTTGATTAAATTTTAAATTAAAAAATACTTATGGTTAATACTTTATTAGGTAGATTGAAAGAGTATTTAAACCCTTCGTTTGTTAGGACTGTATAAATTGCATCCAAAACCTCAGAACTATCGGTTGTTAGCGTGACATCTGATGAACGGTTGCCGTAATACGACATTTGAACAACTGCCATTTCTATACGCATTAAGTTATATGAAACTTCCTTGTTAGTTAGACAGTAGCGGTTAAACGCTTTTTCCTTATCTGTCAGCATAGAGGTTGAACCCGACTTATTAAATGATCGTATCATAATTCTATTTTTTTATTGTTAGCATACATGTGAACGGATAGAACCATCGAAATAGCATGTTGTATACACAATACGACCAAGTTTAAACGGACTATCAGCACGTGAAACGCTCCAAAAGATTGTTTTTCTTTCCGGATCATTCAATATTTTCTCTCTCTGAATAGCCGATATAAGTTTAATAGCACCTTTTATTGTCTTAGCCTTGACAGTGCCTAATACGTTAATCTCTCCGGTCAAGCAATAAATAAATTCCTTTTCTTCCATAACTCTAAGTTTTATTGTTAGTAATTCGTTTCCTTTTGATGTTGCAAAGTTAAGGAGATATTTTAAATATCAAAGCATAAGTTTAATATTTAACACGAATTTAACTTTTTAGGCGTGTTCGGATAAGGTAATAAAAAACCCCTCTACTTTCACAAGCGGAGGGGGAAAAATGTAATTATGACAAAACCCAATATATACATTTAGTGAAAATGTTCTAATTAAAAACTGTCTATATTCTCATACCGACAGTTTAAGATAAAATGTGATACAAATCTTCTAAAAACATGATTCTATGAAAATCAATAACCGCTGTTAATGACGTTAGTAATAACTTCTACGCTGCAAATATACGGATATATTTCTCAGTGGCAAATACTTTAACGTGCATTAACTGTTTTAACATGGAATTATCACTTTATTATCGTAGTTACGTTAAAACCTGTTATCTCTGTGTAGGGGTTTTTGCTCGTTACGATAAACTCCCTATACTTCACCTTCTTTAGTCGAAACCACAAAAACCGCTTTCTATGCTCTATGTTTAATATTTCCAAGCTATCACGGGTAACGGTTGTTCCGGCAAACGTGCCGTTGCTATCTATGCAGCCGGATAAGTCAAGCCATTTAGAGCGCATATTTACGCATTTCATTGTGTCGATAACCAAACTATCACGAATAACAATACTATCCCGTGCAGCCGTGCTAAAATGCGTCTCAGTTGATGTTTGAACGCTTGTGTGACTTTTCAAGTCATTAATAGATTGCTTTAGCTCTTTTATAGTGTTATCCTTCCCTTGTATAGTGTTCCGGTACTGCTTTAAAGTCAGATTCAATTCCTCTACTTTCATGGCACTTTGACCGCCTTTCGTCCGGTACGCAACGTTCTGAGTTGTTAGGACGCTAACATTTCTTTCTGCAATAGCCTTTTTCTTACGTAAATCAGCGTTTATCAGTAATAGCGACACAATGCCAAGGCAAAGAGCAAAAGTCGCTAAAAACGCAAATAATTGCTTTTTCATAGCTTTAGTATTTGGTTTTTGAGATTAGAGGGATCGTAGGAGACATGCACCCATGAAAAGGACTTTTCATCTATCAACTGTTTGAAATGGAAATTGTGCTTAATTATGTTGAAAATGCGTTCATTCTCTTCCTTACTGCCTCCGGTAATATCAGCCGCAAAACCTTTCACGTGATCGGATGTTTTAGAGCCTCCGACGGCTTTATTTAACTCCGGACACCGATAGCCCGAATTAACCGTGATCGGCTTGCCGTAAATCTCACGTAATTTATCAAGTACATTATCTACCAATAACTTTAAGTTCTTTTCAACTTCCGGCGTAGGCGTGTTATCAATACCTTTTGCCTCTGCCGTTGCTGAGCGTGTTAGCTCTTTTAATGTAAAATACTTCATTCTGATAAAGTTTAAAGGGAGGCGTTAAACCTCCCATGTTAATTACTTAGTTTCAATCTCAATCTTTTCTTCGTGTTCCTCGACTATCTTTGCAGCACGTTCTCCCATCAGCCTCCTAAACTCGAACCTGACAATGTAGTATATCAGTCGGAAAGATTTGTTATCCGGGTAACTTATGCAAAGATTCTTAAAACCGTTCGATAGGTATACGTACATAAAGACGTATGTAATCGTCTTTGCCGATAGAACGGCTGCATCGTGATCCCCCATCTTAGCCACAGACGAAAAGATAACGGTTATCACAAGGATGTACAAAATAAGTTCCTGCACGGCTGAGATGAATTTCAGCATAGTGAACCTACGAACACCATTTACCGACAAATTAACCCCATCGGCACGCAGACCGCAAACAATGTTAAAGCCGAACATAAACACAAGGGCGGTTATAAAACCGCTCGTAGGGGTGAGAAACGCAAGTATCGGACTAATTGCCGATACAAGCATTAACCTTAACTGTTCTTGTGTGACATTCATTATTCTACTGTTTTAGGTGCGGTTAACGCAAAGATGAAGTTTTGAAAGTCGTTCACATAGACGGATGTTTTAGTAGATAGAGGAAACTGGTTTGCCTCAAAGCGACCGTCACGGATGGCAAGCGATCCGACCGGAACGTATTGTTCTTGCAGAATTGGACTACCGGAAGTTCCAGTCATTTCTACCATTTGTTTCTCTGACACATCAGCCGTACAGTGAGTAATGTTGTACTTATCCGGCTCTGTCGATACCGTGGTTAATTGACCTACGTACTTACCGTTTTCCGTCTCAAAATGGTAGTCCATCACTTTTGTCTCTTTCGTGTAAACTACTGACTTTAAATCAAAATCTAAACTTTTCTTTTCCATAATTTTATATTAATTGATTAATGTTTGGTACAAAGGTAAGCGGTAAGAAGGTACAAACCAACTTACCGCAAATATTAACTATTAAACAAAGCCGCAAATGTATACAGCAAAGTCGCTATCTACCATTCCAGTATTAACGTCCATAAGTTTGACTGTAAACTGTGTCGTACTAACAATATCCTCTACACAAGCGTTTACCCACTTGGTAGCATTTAGAGCCATCACCATAGGAATAAAGCCCTGTGAATGAACTCCGGTAAACCGAACTGTATACCTTCCGGTAGAGTGTTTTACGGCACTCACACCGATAGAGGGGTTTCCCCACTTTTGGCGCACTGCTGCTGCTGAGGAAATGGTACACGCAAAATGTACTCCGGGGGCTTTCCATTGTGTTGCGCCTGCAAACTCGTATACACCGAATTTACGGTAGGACTCTACACCTTGCATATAGCAACGTCCGTTGCCTGTAACATTTACAGCGTAACCACCGGATTTGTGAACTATTCGAAGTCCTGAGCTACTTATCTCCATAAGGTTATTACTTAGCCGCATCTGCATCCCGGCTACCATACCATTAGCGGACAAAATACCGCTTTCTATTGTGAAGTTACCGATCTTTGCGCCATCTTGTATATTGATGTTCTTTCCGGTCAACACTCCCCCTGTGATAGTCATACCACCGATAACCGCCCCATCCGTCACAGTCAAGTTTCCGGTAGTAATTCTCTGAGCCGCAAAACCTCCGGCAACAACCTCACCAACTTCAATTGCATTTGCAGTAAGTTTTCCGTTCGCATTGATGGCGGCTGTCTGCTGTCCTGCGTTGTTTTGGAAAAGGACGTTATCAGACTTTAGCACGATTTTGCGGGACGTGATATTGATACCCGTCTCGACTAAACCGTTCTGCGTGGCGGTGACACGACCGTCTGCGGCTTCGGCTTTGTTATTGGCTGTGCCTGCTAAGGAATTGGCGGAATTTGCCGTTTGTTCTACTACGCTTAATTTTGCGTGGTCTGAACTTAGAGTTAACTCAGCCGCACTTAATCGCCTACCTTGATCATCCACTTTGTTTGCAGTTAAAGCTATGCTTTCCTGCGTCTGCTTTATTTCGGTATAGTATCCGTATGTGCGGACGGGTTCAGTTCCATCGGTGCGAACGGGGAACGATGTATTATACGAACCGTGATAATCGGTTTGATAAACGTTGATTACGTTTGGGTCAATAGTATCATCTACGGTTACGTCATACATAGAACCGCCCCTAATACCCATTCTACACGTAGACGTTTCAGTTATTTGTCCCAAATCAACAACTATCTTTGCACCCGCAGAAGTCCATGCTTTAGTATAGTCAAAGATATTGGTTAGTGCTGGCAACGAACCCCAACCCGAACCGGACATCTCAAACGTTAAGTTCATAGAAAAACCGCCATCATGTGTACCGTATGAAGGTTTTCCGTATCCCGCATCAAGAGGTCTACTTATTTCAACCCTTGTTTTGTGGTAAACCGGAATACTTATAACCAACGGGAAAAACTTATTATTGTCCCATCCTCTTAAATCTATTCGCTTTGATATATGCCTATTGGTGGTACTATTAATAACACCAATATCACCAACAACAGACGTGATACTTTTTTCGGTCTGTTCGACGCGTGAAGCAAGTCCGGTAACACGTCCATCAACGGTATTTATCTTTTCAACGGTGGATGTTATCTTACCTTCGACTACACTAATTTGACTATTGGTATATTCA